GTATCTGGTATAATCTAGGCCCACATGCTCGAATGCCTTCTCCACGAATTCTCTTACGGTATGAGTCTCGCCCGTGGCTATTACATAATCAGCAGGCGTTTTCCGCTGCATCATTAAGTGCATCGCCTTTACATAATCGCCTGCATACCCCCAATCGCGTCGTGCATCCAAATTACCTAATACTAGCTTACTCTGCTTTCCTAGCTTTATACGGGCGACAGCATGTGATATCTTTCTTGTCACAAATTCCTTACCCCTCCGCTCAGATTCATGATTGAATAATATTCCAGAACAAGCATACATACCGAAGCTTTCTCTGTAATTAATGGTGATCCAATGTCCATACAATTTCGAGACCGCATAAGGAGAACGAGGGTAAAAGGGCGTTGTTTCCGTCTGAGGAGTCTCTTGCACTTTTCCATACATCTCACTACTACTGGCTTGGTAAAACTTTATAGTCTTAGGGCTAGTCAGTCGTATAGCTTCTAATATGCGAGTCACGCCTAGGGCTGTAAACTCACATGTCAGAACGGGCTGGCCCCAAGATGAAGGTACAAATGATTGGGCGGCTAAGTTATAGATTTCATCGGGCTTAACAAGCCTGATTACGTCGATAATGGAAGACTGGTCGAGCAAATCAGCTTGATGCAATACTAAATCGTTAATATGCGCTATACGTTCAAATCGGTCGGCGCTGGTGCGTCTTACCAATCCATGCACGTTGTAACCGTTATCCAGTAGATGCTCGGCTAGATAACTTCCGTCTTGCCCGGTTACGCCAGTTATTAATGCAGTTGGCATGCCACCCTCATTATGTCGTCGCCAATTCCAATGACATCAATCTCATAATCTCGGTGAGCCAATATTACCGATGAACGCAATGTATTAGTTACAATCGTGACACAGCAATGAGGTGAATACGCATAAGAATCATATGGCACATGACCTTCTCTAATTCTCACCAATGCAAACGGACTACCTGACATTGTTAAATAAGTAATTATTAGCCTTTGTCCTCGGTCATCAATGCATCTAGTCTTGAGATTGACATAGATCCATATGCCATCAAAGCCGTATACGTGAGTAGCCTCATTCGTGCCCTCAGTTGGAATGGTGTATCTCACACGACATACCTCGTCACTACGAAAGAGGTAAGGCTCAATAGATTAATAAACGGGCAGATTCCAGATGGTAAGAGCCACCAAGGAATAATTAAAAATAAAGCCAAGAACACCGCAGCGAAGACCATGTTCTTCTTAGTGAATAATGCTAAAATTATACCGCTAACGACACTGATAGTGCATGTGACCATGACAACGATTGAAGCCATCAATGCAAGACTTTCCATAACTATCCTTTCATATATTCTTTACCGCGCCTCACGAGATCTGAAGCCTTACTTAGCAAAATCTTGCGCGTCTCCGGTGATAACATCGCCAAAGCGTGCTCATTAAACCCATCTAATGGCTTAGCTGCCTTTATAGCTAACTTCTCAAGATCTGGATCGCCGAATTTACCATTCTTTCGTGCGCTCAGTAACCAATCCTCTAATCTATCAGAGAGGTCAGATGTCTTATAAAAATGATATGTTGAGTCTGCTGGCAGATGTAAGATTATCCCTCTTGGTATGTTAATATCGCTGTTTCGCCTGATGATGAGGCGGTATAGACTGACTTGCATACTATACTTCACTTCCTCGCAGCATGGCAAATCATCAAATGGTGGCAGCATCATCTCTCGTGCATTCTTCCTCACCATAAACTTACCTGTCTTCCAATCGAACATGCAATATTCGGACCCATTCATTTGCAAAATAGCATCGCAACGACCCGCTATACCTAATTCCATATCGCCTATAGTCCATTCCTGTTTATAGACGGAGACTTTAAAAAGCTGTTTTAGCTTCTCCCACGCTAGATCAAACTGCTGCATCTCATGCATGTGTTCATTTAATGCCTTGAACAGATCTAATGCATCACCATTCAACACCATCTCGGCGTAGGCATGGACTTTTGTTCCCTTGCTTAATCCTTGATCCCGCTTAGCATCCCATTCGATTTGTATTTCGGCCTTCGATCTGCCGGTTTCAAATGACTTCGCTGCTAGAGCTGATTCAGCATCAAATTGAGGGGTAATCCATTTCAACACTGACGTGACGGGCATCAAGCTTGTGCCCTCACATCTATATGTATGGGACTTTGGATCAAAGACGATTTTATTAAAGTCGGTAGACACGTTCGTTGACCTCGGACTATATTTTTATAATACCATTCTCAATATACAAAGATACCAAAAGGAGACTTGCCATGTTTAAAGCTCATCTCATTAGTCTTTCGCGTGGTCAGTCCTATAGTGACGTGGAAGTATTAGAATATAAACACGGTGATTTCGAACGACTCACGATACCATCTCCATTTGGCTCTCGTACGGTCGCATTCTTCCACCGTGGTGAATTGATTCTCGCACACCCATGGGGAGTAAGACTTATACACTTGGATCACAAGCCCCGAGGTAGTGGGCCCAAATGCTTCGAGTTTGATCGTATTATTCTAGATGGTGATATAAGCTACGCAGACGGTGTCTATATAGATGACGATTACTTCGCCGAATATAGCATACCCGACTTGTTCGAAGACCCTGGGGAAGTTATAGATCAAGTATCCTTTTCATGCAATCAAGGCGTATTCATTACTCATGACGCCAATGTAGTCAGTATAATTAAAAAGCATCCGAGAAAGACTAGAGGAGTGACAAAGTCTGAAAATCCCAATACTGCATACATTAACAGATTCACCGCAGATGAAGGACTTAAACACAAGAAGATCAATCGTCGTAACTAGTCATTGCCTGCGCTGCCATACTTTCAGCATTCTTAATGTTTAAATATTCGACCGCATTTTTACCGTGGCGGGCCACCACGTCAGCAAAGCCATCTCCTACATTCCAATCTGCACGCTTGAGTGTCAACACTGGCCTGCCGTGGTCGTCCGTCACTATTACCTCCTCGTCTCCCTTCTTGTCTTCATTATCGTCGTTGACCTCCTCCTTCTTATTCTTCTTTATTTTCTTCTTCTTAATAGCCACATGCGCCAGTTCATGATCCACCACCGCTAACTTCGACTCTGATGATAAGGAACGCCAGGCGCCAGCGTCTACCAGCATCTCTACATCAAAATCCTTAGAGACACGATCCTTACCTTTTACACACCTGACAGTCGCCACTACGGGATATCCACTACTTTTAACAGCAGGTTTATCGACATTGTCACTATATGCAAATATTACCCCGATTTTTACCTTATAATCATATAGTTCTTTATGCCATGACTGCATAGCCTTATCCATAAGCAACCAAATATCGGCACTAGGTACAGCTTTCCAATAAGTAGTAGGCATGAAATGACTCCTTACGACGGCAAGTAACCTCTGTTTCTGTTATGTTCGTAAACTAGACGACCGATCTCAGCCCAAAAATACTTCTCCAACATTCTATTAGACACCGAATGAGTTCTTTTAATCTCCTCGTTAACCAAAACACGTTCAGCTTTTACCGGGTATTGGTGAGAGAATCGTTCTATATATTGTTCGGCTAAAGCCTTCAAAAGATGCGCTGAAGTATTCTCCAGCGCTTCGCTTGTCATCGGCAATTTAATGTTCACTGTCTCGGATACCGCCATCGCTCTGTTTATCTCCACTCGTTCCTTCACGGTCGGGTCGGTAGGCAAAATCATACGTCGATTTTCGCGTCTTGAGCTCAAATTAGCATAGCATTGCTCTAAAGTCAACACGGTCTTAATTACATGATTTCCATTGTCATCGACAACTACCGGAAAAACCATTCGTTGCGCATCATTGTACAACAGATACTCGTTATTTAGCTGTCCACCAAACACAATCGCATCACATAAATACGTTTCCAAAGAATCTGACACATGTATAAATCTCTCCCTAAGCCGCATGCGCGCATGATCGGTAATTAAATATATAGATGAGTCACCTTGGCTCATAATTATTCACGATTCTAAAAATACTTTGACACAATCTTTGTGTGCTATTATTAGTCTTTTCCGAGACAACGTTAAAGACGTAATAAGGCTGACGAATGAACGGATGGCTTGGACAGTAAACCAAGATCATTTACTACATATCTGCGTTGAGGGTGATAGCGTCGATGACACCTATTCTAAATTGATGCGCATTAAAGGGATAAACACTAGGATCATTAAAAAGGACCTAGGTAACATAAGATATGGAAGCTATGCAATACCTGAACGCTTGCAAGTTCTCGCCACTTTATGGAACGCAGGACTAGAAGCCGCGATAGATGCTAAAGCCAACTATGTGCTGATCCTAGATTCTGATATAAAAGTGGGACCGCATGCATTAGCTAGACTCTTAGGTCGACAAAAAGACGTAGTGGCTCCCATGTTAATGTGGGAAAAACGCCCCACTTATTTTCGCGATACTTGGGGATATTTCAAAGGGAGTCGTGATTTCCAAAGCCGTCCACCATACCACAAAGCTTATGATCAGAATAATTTGTTTGAAGTGGATGGAGCCGGCGTGCTACTCATTCGTGCTGAAGTATTAAACAAGGGAGCACGCTTCGACAATATGGAAGTCAGAGGCTTTTGCGGACAAATACGAAAATTAGGATTTAAGATTTACGTAGATCCTAAGACTCATGTGCACCATCCGGAGATATAATGAAAATTATTAGCCATGCTAATGAAGTATACGCCTTAATTATTAATATCCACGTTCATAATGGATTCATGACGCCTAACGACTGTACCCTTCAAGTTGGCGTCATTGAATGCGACACATCATATGAGGTCAAGAGACATGCACACACACCATTGTCTCGAAGGTTTATAGGCACTTCTGAAGTCATACAAATCATAAGTGGACATTGCTCCTTGTCCATCTTTTGTGGGGATGAATTGCTCGAGTCCGTGGACTTACTATCGGGAGATATTGCAGTCATCTTGGCCGGTGGCCATAGCATTAAATTTTACCAAAAAACGAAGTTTGTAGAAATAAAACATGGGCCTTATTTAGGACCCAAGGAAAAGGTCCTTTACTGATGATACCCGTATGTAATCCAATATTAGACGATATAGAAGCAGAAGCCGCACTTAAGACCGTGCAATCTGGTTGGATCGGCGGCATTGGGCCTAACATCGAAGCCTTCGAAAAAGCATGGGCTGACTACTGCGGCCGTAAGCACGGCGTAGCCGTTAACAACGGTACCTCGGCACTCATCGCCGCTGTGCACGCACTCGATCTGCCATCTGGTAGCGAAATTTTAATTCCGTCCTTTACGATCATCTCTTGTGCATTAGCCGCTATTTACAATGGATGTAAGCCAATTTTCGTAGACGTCGATCCTGAATACTGGAATATCGACCAATATCAAATCATAAATCATCTTACTGATAAGACTAAGGCGATAATGCCGGTTCATATGTACGGTCATCCTGCTAATATGGATCATATTATTTCACTGGCTAATACGTTTAAACTGCACATCATAGAGGACGCTGCGCAAGCTCATGGTGCATCTTACAATCAGCTCGGCATGAGACGCATGGCTGGCAGTCAAGGCAGCGTATCCTGCTTCAGTTTTTATAGCAATAAACTTATATCGACCGGCGAAGGCGGCATGATACTCACTGACAATGAAGAATATGCGGAGAGAATGCGTAATTATCGTAACTTGTGCTTTGGTAAAGGGAATAAGAGATTCGAGCATGTCGGTCTGGGCAACAATTTACGCATGACCAACATCCAGGCTGCCATTGGACTTGCACAGATGACCAAGCTGACTTGGCAACTCGACAAAAAACGACACCTTAAGACCAGATATAAAGAAGGCCTAAAGAAGCTACCGATAAGATTTCAAAAAGATAGACACGGCTATGAGTCATCTCATTGGATGACCGGCATATTAATAGACGGGAATGCATCTGAATTAATCGATTTTCTAAGATCTAATAATATAGAGGCCAGACCATTCTTTAGTGATTTAAATAATCATTTCTATGGCAAGCGTTTACCTACTAGCTCACTACTCGCTCATAAAGGCCTCTATCTACCGTCATCTTCAGACATTTCTGAAGACTCTCTCGACAAAGTCATTTCTGCCATATACGACTTTTACAATTGAGCCACATATAATTTATGCCACGCCAATGGTGCATTAATGCATCTTTGAGGTTTTCGCGCCTCAAGCACTTTATAACCATGGTATGCCAAATGCGCTTCTAATTCAAGATTAAAGAAGTACCTCACTCTATGATTCTCGCTTCTTATCGTCAACGAATCGGAAGTATGCGTATACCACGTATATTCGCAAGTGCAAAGATTTTTATCGAGTGCCAACCTTGGCCGCACGACTCTAACTATAGACGCATTGCCGACTGAATATTGCTTGACCCGCTCAGTTGGCCTTTCTTGCAAAACGCTATGGCCATTCCATACATCGAAAATAAATAATCCGCCTGGCAACAAATGCTGTTTAATATTAGCAATCGTCGATTTAACATCATCATTAGTACTTTGATATCCAAGCACGGCATTCATCATGATTATGACATTAAATTTTCTATCTATGTTAAAGCCCTTAGCATCTCCTTGGTACAATGGTACCTGCAACTTATTACGGCAAATTGACAACATTGCGTCTGATAAGTCCACTCCACTTACGTTATAATCGTTTTGCAATTTAGACAAGTGCACCCCTGTACCGCAGCCGACATCTAGCAGTGACCTCTTGACAACCGAAAAATCCATATATTTGGCAATGCTATCAGTAACGTCTTTTATATCCCCATCAAAGTCATGGTCGTAATAAAGATCATCGTAAATAGCCGCATAGTCCTGCCCAAATACTGTCATAACTACCTCCAGATATACATATAGAATGGCACTTCGTAACTGTTTACTATTCGCAGTATGGGTACCGCCTGGTAAGATTCATAGGCTTTATGATTATATTTCATTATTTAATACATACCTTCATAATTTCGATATTTACGTGGGAATAAACCATGGCACTGATAAATATGTGCCAGTAATATTAAAAGAGCTTAAAAATGTGGTCTACATAGGTCATGTAAAACCCGAATTAACCGTCGACTCCGACGCATCAGCCTTCATTAACATCATTGACCACTTAAAACGTAGTGAAGCATCCTATAATCATGCATATTTTATGCACACCAAGGGGATGAGTTATGGTGATGATCCTAGTCAGAATTTCAACTATCGTAAAAACTTTTACCAGCATACCGTTAATCTGGTTAAATCCATAGATAATATATCAAAATTGTTTGCTCTTAATAGCGAAATTGGCGGCTGGTGCCAATATGGCGGTATACATAAAGGCGACGCCGACTATGAGCACAATATCAGTGTCGACCCGTTCCCTTGGCCACATACCTATTTTGAACCTTCTCATGGCTATTCAGGCGTATTATGGTTATTCACTAACTATGTCATAAGATTCGATATCTTAAAACGGTTCATTAAAAAATTACCGCAAACATTTTTCACCACTAACATCGGATATAGGTATTATTTCGAATTCATCTTTCCACTCATAATTGATCTGATGGGATACATTAAGCATGTCGAAGAATGGTGTCCATATACGTGGAGAACTGATGTCGGTTGGCATGTGCGTGAATTTAATAGTCGGCATGAATTCATGTTACACCGTTGGCGCAATAAGATGACTAAATTTGTCCATAATTGTGCTGATCATAAAATTCATACTATAAATAGCATAACTTATTGTCTAAATTGCGGACATCATTTGCACAATGGTATTTGGTATCCATTCGATAAAGAGCCATAACAGTTATGATAATCATCTAATATACAAAAAAAAGGGCCTAGGTTATTACCTAGGCCCCTTATGCGTAACCCTTGAGTTTATTACTTACAGATTGCTAACGTTGATGGTGGCGTAGTACAGACCACCGTCCTCAATCAGCTTTTTACCGTATCGGGTCATGATGCCCTTATTCGGCGTGAAGCTGTTCGGGTCGAGGACCGTCGGGGTGCTGAGCAGCGGAATGTACGGAGCATAGAAGTAGCCCGCATCCAGCACGCTATTACCCTTAAAGCCCAAGAGGATCTTGCAATTCGGGAAGAGAGGATCCTTGTAGATCCGCAGCTTGCCCTGAATCGTGCCGACATTCATGATTCCCACATCAACGCCTTCCGTCGTGAAGGCATCGGATGCGCGGAAGTCATTCAGCTGCTCAAACTTCGAGCAGATGTCAGCCGACATCACCATCCAGTTAGCAGGGCCACGGAGGGTGGTCCTATGGATGATATTTGCGACCTCGAGGGTCTTGTACATCAGCGCAATGTTACGGTCGGTGAAGTTCACCGAGGCACCAGCCGCCGTAGCGAAGTTATGATCAGCGCGAATTGCTGCCGCAATGATCAAGTCGTTGATGATTTCACGGTCGATTTCGGCGACCATCTCATCGGCCATCAAGTCCGTCAAGGTGGACTCAGCGTCGATGTTGTGCACCGACTTGAGATCCTGAGCAGCTTCTAAGGACCACGAGGTCTTGAGCTTGCGGGTGATCGCAGCGACTGAATCGCTATCGATGCTCAAGGTCACTTCAGGCTGGAAGGGATTAGCTTCGAGATCATACTCGTAATTAACCCTAGCCACAGCACCAGCCGGGAAGCTACCGGCGCTGAGGGTCACCTGAACCGCACCTGTGGTGTGATTGAAGGTGGTGGCGCCAGTCGTGGTGGTATCGACAGCAAGGGTGGTGGTGAATTCTGTGCAGTCACCCACAAGCACCGTGTCAGGCGAGCCGTCGGAGTCAAAGCTGACCCTGAGGCAAGGAACGGCGTCATCGCAGTTCGGGCTTGCATCAGCTTCGGTAGCGAACACTTCAACTACCACCGTGCCGGCAAGGACCGGACGGTGCGCAAGAGTAGCGCTGACAACGGTGTCGCCAGAAATCGTGGCGTCCTCACCCTTGACCTCTTGCGAAGAATAATAAGGGTCAAGAGCCCAACCATTCTGACGGGCGTAGCTCTGCGCCGTGTTTTGGCGCATGATTTGCGTTCCGGCGACCGTCTGGCCCTTTGAGAGAGCATAACGATAGCGGATGTAGAAAATCAAGCTAGCGGGTTGGCTCATCGGTTGAACGCCGACAAGATTATCAGCAATCAGCTTCGGGTAGCTCTTGCGAATCAGAGGAAGAGCAAAACGGGTGAAGTCAGCGATATTGGCAGTGGTCGTCTGATCTTCGAAAATCACCGAGCGATTCTCGGGATTATTGTGCTTGAACTGATTCTCAAGAATCGAAGCCATGAGGCCGAATTTCTGCTGAGGCACCTCACGGCACTTCTGCAAAACTGGCGTCCACTTCTTCACTAAGCCGTTCTTCTTAGCTTCATGAAGGACCTGAGCCTTATGAAGGTCAGTTTCTTCAGTAATCGGTCTGCGACCAGCGCCGGCACCTTCGACCAAATGGCGGCGTTGCTGGTTGTTGCTGCGTGAAGGTAACATGTGCACTCCTATCGTGGAAAAAGTAAATCTATAAACAACAGGCTTAGATCAAGTCATCGTCCATGTTAGCGGCAATGTCGTTAACACCGAATCCAAAACGACCGGCCGGGACATCCGACCTAACATTAGTCGTGTTGGAACGCGGCGGGCGACGATCTTGATTCTCGAGGATCGTAGGCCTAGAGGTAACCGGTGCGCTGACGCTTCTCTGCGCATCGATCCTTTTAGGCTGAGCAACGGGAGCTTTACCTTCAGCTACTACTGAAGTGCCTTCCTGAATGCTCTTCTTAAGTTTGGCATTCTCAGTAGCGAGTTTCCTATTCTGCTTCAGCACCTTTTCGGCGATGGCAGTTTGGCGGTTCGCAACTTCGATAGCCTTTAACTTATCCTCGTTGGCCTGCTGCATTTTGCGTCTTGCTTTTTCCACGACGGCGGTAGATTGTCCATTTTGTGCAGCACTGGGCTCTATGCCTTCGAGGAGATTCACGATCCCCTTGAGCCTTACCGCAGCTTCGGACTCTCTCAAAGCCGACTGCTTAGCAAGCTGTGCTTCAATCGCAGCAGCCTTCGTCTCACAGAAGATTTGAACCCTACGAGCGAGTTCTCTCTTATGTGACTCGGTTTCGTCGATGCAGACCTTTTTGGCCTTCTCGACGCGGTTCTTATACTCCGTATCATACATGGAGCGTAAAGAACTCTTATATGTTTCAAGGGCCTCGCAGATACCGCCCACCAACTCGGGGCTGCAGCCAGCCTTTTCTAACAATGCCTTAATCTTGTTCATCGTTACAATCCCCCGATCACTGAAGTTATGTTTGCACAGGAATTATAATTACTACCTGCCCAGACGACGTGGATTGGTTACACGCACTGGCTTCTTATCTAAATCGAAATATTTTTCGATCTCTTCGACCAATAATTTTTGGTATGCCTTAGGACTAAATTTATGCCTTGATTCCTTAATAGGCCTAAGCTTTTTATTAAGTCCTTCTTGTATATTGAGAATAGCACCAGATACGGATGGTTCCGCTACCGTATCCCAAGTGACGAATGAGTAGCCCGGCATTACTCTGTAGACCTGCTGTCCTTTGCGCTCCATCACTTCCATGTCGCCAACGCCTCTTGATGATATGCCCACTCTTACTTTATGCTCAAACAGCCCACGAAGGCAAGCGCCACAGGGTAACTTATGCAGCACCTCGGCTTCACCGTAAACCTTACGTCCATCCATCCACACCTTAGTCATCAAGTGACTGACACGGTCTAAGTGGATCTTAGCGTCGGCTGGGTGATCAAATTCGCCCATCACTGCCCGCTTAGAAACATCCTCTTGAATATTCTTAACGGCAGGGGCCAATACAGAATCAGTACAATAATACCTCGAATTAGCATTCTCGGTGTCGCCCATTTGGATGAGCCCAGTGACTCTCATCACTGGCACTTCTCTTCCATTAATATCTTCTACGACTGTTTTCTTTTGGTCGATTACCTCAAAGGCATATGTGTCCTGGATCAACTGAAGACCGGTTGGAATCACACCGGTCTCAGCGATCAGGCTACGATTTATCTTAATCCCGCGTTGCTCGTTCACTATATCTACCGACCGTCTACTTGGTATCATTGGGGATTCTCCTATTAAGATCGTCTAGCGGTCGGAGGATTGGTACCAGACCCATCATCTTCTTCAACATCGGGTCCGATGTCTTCTAATTCGTCACTTGATTCATCGGTCATCTTGGGCTTGGGCATTTCACGATAATTGTCGTGAACATGCTTAGTATATTTTGACGATGTAGGATCGGTTATGTCGTGGTCTTCGGCTAGACCGTCTTCATCATCCTCATCATGTTCTTCCTCATCTTCGTCTTCTTCCTCGTGCTCTTCCTCCCCAGATTCTTCCTCTTCCTCTTCCTCTTCCTCTTCCTCTTCCTCTTCCTCTTCTTCCTCGTGCTCTTCCTCTTCCTCTTCTCCCTCGTGCTCTTCCTCTTCCCCTTCTTCTTCGTCTTCACCGTCCTTATGGCTGTCTATATCGATATGTATATCGCCATCCTCATCGCCTTCGTCATCTGACTCCTCGTCATCATCATGATCAGAATCACCAGAATCGTGTAAAGATTCCTTTTTGAACGGATTCTCAGACTCAAAATCCGGCATCACATCATCGTCGGATGCTTCGTCGCTTTCACCGACCTTGCCGCCAACGCTCAATGAATCGACCGGAGCCATCTCCGTCGTATCTTGATCTTCATCACCGAGCCCACCAGTGATTACCTCATCGCTGGGGCCGCCATCGCTAACATCAGATATATTGACGTCCCCATCAACTGACACTTCGATCTCGCCATCGGCACCTGTCTTAATGGTAGCCATTGCCTCATTTAGAGCGGCGTCCTCGCTATCAGAGATAGGGCGCAACTGCTCGATGGAACCATTCAACCACTTCATGAAAGGCAAAGCATCAGCTTTAACAAGCTTGGCAGAAGCCAAAGCGCTCTCATGCAAGTGATCTGGTATAGGTATTTCAACGGAGCCATCTTCACTCAGAATGATCGGATGTAAGTTTCTGTCGGTGCCACCATGATCAAGTATGAAGTTTATCCCTCTATACTCACCAAGCACCGCATCATCTTGCGATTTCTTCCAAGTGATAGACTCGTTTACCCTGCCCTTCTTTCGAGGATTTAAACGAGAACGGGCTAATCCCCTCTCCCTAATCCTAGGAGATTTGTATTGCTCCTCAGCTATATCATCTTCTGCATCGGACAATTCGTCCACTAATTTAACATTCTCTTTATCAAAATACTCGACGATTTGCTCAATGGCTGTACCAAGCCGACTTTCCGGAATTCTTAATCCTACTGCCTTTATACTAGCCTTAGCCATAGCTGGCAAATTACGCTCTAAAGACCTACCTTGGAGACGATTCTCGACAGCTAATCGATGCATAATCTGAATAATGCGGTCGATATCACCTTCATCGGTTATAACGGGCGCTCCATATTCAGTGATATGAATCCCTTCTCGCATAGTCGGCCGATACTCATAAGGATCGTTAGATTCATTAGTGGCAAAATGCTTATAAGCGCCGGCATGATCGGCTTCCGGTGGCTGGGCCCGATTCGCCCGTGACTTGGGTGGCCGCTTACTCTGGCCCGGCACCGGTCGAGACTCGTTTAGAGCCCTACCACTACGCTCTCTGCTTTGCATTAAAGGAGCACCGGGTACCGGCGCACCGGGTGCGGGGGCGCCTGGCGCTGAAGCACCAGCTCTTGGTGCTCCAGGCGCTCCGCCGGGTTGACCACCTGGAGGAGGACCGCCAGCAGGAGGACCACCGGGAGGAGGACCACCGGCACCACCACCTAACAGCGCATCTAAATCCTCATCGCCACCAGCCGGAGGAGGCTCCGGTGGAGCTTCTGGCATTTCAGGCTTCTCTTCACCCGCACTGCTAGTACCGCCGATTTGAATCAATGGTGAATTTATATTAATGACGGGTGCGCCCTTCCCACCCGCTTCTCCGCCAATGCCAATGGGTCCACCTGGGGCATCGCCGCCATTCGGTGAAGGCATCTGATCGAAATTCTGCAATGAGTCAGCTGCAGCAAGCTCCTCTTGGATCGTAGCGATTAAATCCTCGGCTTCGTATATTGCGGCATCATCTGGATTTTTACCCTTTAACCTCACGATGAGATTATTCAGCTTACTAGACAGATCATGCGACTCTTTAATTTTCGGCGTCTTTTCCTTAAGTGCGCCAAGAGTAGTGGCTAGCGCATCTGCTGCCACATCTCTGTTAGAAATAGTTTCGAAAATCATAGTCAAGAACTTCTGATATGCGCCTTCAAAGTTCGTGGCGCTTTCCAAAATATAAACATTCTCGACCATGACGGGGTGCTCTGACTTCCGAGCAATACCACGCCATTCGTCAATAATCTTACTACGACTGATCTTCATGTTTGTTCTGAATATCAGCGTGGCGGTATCTTCACATAACTGTTGATTGAACACTGCCTTAGCGGCCAGCGCATTCTCGACCAATGTCTTAACCTGAGGCCTCGTCAGCAGCGTAAATTCTTCCATCTCCTCGAGGAAGGGGACCACTGACTTAACCGCACCTTCGATCTTATTATCCGAGATCATCTTAGCCAGATCTAAAATGCGATTTTGAAATCCTTCTGAAAAATATGCATTCTTAGCGGCTTCCAGCATCCGCTTGGCTACCAGCTTTCTGCTAGCCCACTTATTCACTGGCAACGTCACCGGCTGGCCATCATCGAAGCGGCCACTCACGACACTTCCGTTTTCCACTATGACTCTATCTTTTAGACTCTCTACGATAACCGCCACTAGACGATTCTTAATATCGCTCTCTATGGTGACATTGCCTTCGTTCACATTAACGTAGCGTAAAACACCATCGCGGCACTTGACCATGCCTGAAGATGGCACAGCTCTAGATGAGAATCTCTGAGCCTTCATTCTGTCGAAGGCGATTTGCATGCCTTTTTGGTCATTCTCTTCAATGGCACCGACCAGCTTAAAGCATGTCTCACTAAAAATAGACTTCTTCTCTTCTTCGACTATCTCAATTGGTCTGATGTTAGTGATCGTTACACGACCATGCGGTTCTTTAATATGGTCAGCTTGATAGTACTTATGAGCTTGCACATCCTCGATGAATAATGTGCGAGCATGCAACGCAGCTAGTCGCCATACCTGCCCGGCAGCGGTGCCTAATTGTTTGACCCTCTCCTCAAACACTGTCACTTTGGCTTGCGCAGAATCGTTTAATGCGCTCAAAAACTTACGGCTATCCATTTTAACAGATTCTTTTCTTGACCGTTCCATTCTACGCTCCTGCAAAAGCCACAACACTCATAGGGGCAGATTTATGTCCACCAATGTGGTATTGTTTATAACTACGACTAATTTTGAACGAATATGTACTACTCTAAGTATTACTTAATCACTGAAGCAGCATTCGGTATATCATCAGCTGTTATACCTTCATCGGCATTAGCCGTCGTAGTATAACGCTCCTCGGCGACAAGCACGTCATACACTTCCTTTATAGCGTCATCCCGATCTTTCGCTGAAACCGACCATTCGACCAACAACCCAGCGTCGCTATTTGGGTCATAAATGCCTTCGATCATTCCCTTTTTACCATTCATATCGTGATTAGATGTCGGCTTAGATGAAGATAATCCATCTAATTCCTTCGTCGAAATCATATGATCAAATCCGCTATTAAACGATTTACTAGTCTCAGTCTTACCTAGGCCTTCTGCCCAAGATTCGAGTATCGCCTTAGTCTGTTTAGCATTTCCGTTCTTTTTAAGTTCTCTTAATAGGCGACGTTGCGCCTCAGTATCTAGCCCTTCCATTGGTGGTGGCTGAGCGCCACCCTCCGGTGGTGCCGCACCACCCGCTTCCGGTGGTGCCGCTCCGGCCTCTTCACCCGGCGGTGCTGGCGGCGCTCCCTCTGGTCCCTCTGCACCCAAGTCGCCACTAGGGGGTGGTCCGCCACCCATTCCAAGTCCACCTGGTATTCCACCTTCCTCGCCGCCTTGATCAGCGGTCATCTCCATCTCTTTTAATTCTTGGATCTCATCGGGCGTTAAATCTGTGAAATGAGTGACAATCCACTCCTTAGGAAACCATCCTAGCTCCTTTAGGTCAGACATTACTCTAACTCTCGTTGACCACGTCTCTATGCGATACAATTCTTCCATCGCTGACGTCGCCGTAAGAGCTACCTCAAATCCTCTAAGGTCTTCGACACGATATCCACGCAATGCCAAGTGCACAATGGCTATCTTGGTCAATCCTGTTGAAATTTCACGCTGAATCCATTGGACCGACTTTGCAAATTCTGAATGCGACTGAGATAGTGACTTTTCACTCGCCTCCCCTCCACTCTCACCAATGCCGACCCTAGCAAACGGAATCTTCATTGGAGCGATCATCTTCTTCTTGAAGTATTCTATATCCTTAATTTGGTCAAGATTCTCTGCTCCAGGGAGCGTTTCTACCTCTGGCCCCGTACCATCCGGCCTTTTTGGCAGGAAAAAATCGTCCTCTTGAATTAACGGCGAATATCGCTCGTCAAAAGTGCCAGTTGATGGGTTATAAAAACGCTGCCGTTTAAAATTACGCGCAATCATAGCCATATATTCCGGTACTTCTTTTGGCGGAATTAGGCCGACTGGAATGGTAAACTTGCGCTTCTCGGGAGCTCTAGTGATACGGTATATTAAGGCTGCGTCCTCCATCAGCCGCAATTGTTTAAATGCCTTTCGTCCACCATCCAAGATAGCCCTGCCATACGGATGGTAGATATTTTCAAAACTGGTCAGTCGTAAATGCATCACTTGCCATGGATGCAGGAACTGAGGCTTCGGCCACATCGCATCCATGTAGAAAAAACCAATTAAATCTCCATAGCGTGTCTCTATTCTAGTAAAGTTATAGACATTCATAAACTTCAATGCCGATACGCCAGTTCTATCAGCATTTAATATAATCTCAAAAGGAGAATCGCCATACTTACAAAGGTACCTAACACTCGGTCGGCAATATGTGTCCCACCTTAAGGTATTAAAAAATAAATCCTCGAGTTCTCTCTTTAATCTCCGATTACGCGCTCTAATAACTAGGGTGTGCTTCCGCTCTGGATCTACTAAGCTTGCTTCATCGGCATAAAGGTCTAGAGCAAGACTCACTTCGCCAGTCTGATCCATCTGCTCATAATCTTTATACCTTTCGAGCCGATTGATTTGCAAATTAGTCTGATCAAGAATCGCCGCTTGTTGATTGTAATCTAGAAATTCACCGCCGGCGGTTAGCTTATCAAGATGTGGTTGATCTTGATATACCCGCTCCGCTTGAAATATACGATGGGTCTTTGTTAACGCACGAATGCGATCAAAGACTAGCCAATTACTCGGCATAAAGCTCTCCCGACTGATAGAGTATATTTACAAAAGAGGACATCATAATTCTAGCGGAGCATAAAATGAACTCAATCATATCCTTCTTTAAATTCATCCTAAGTATATTCCGTAACGACAAGCCATACACGCCAACAGTGCCGGAAATTACCACAGACTTGGATGACTTATTCCAATTACATAATAAAGCACGCCTACAAAGAGGCCTTAGTGAATTAGTGTTTGATATTAGATTATCCAACGCAGCCGCTAAGCATGCGACTTGGATGAATAACCAGCGTAAGATGAGCCACACTGGTGTCGGCGGCAGTAACCACGCAGAAAGAATAAAATGGGAAGGCTATAAAGCCTCATTCAGCGGAGAAAACGTAGCTTGGGGATATAAAGACTGTCAATCTGTGTTCAACGGCTGGTTAAATTCGAGCGGTCATCGAGCTAACATCCTCTCATCGAAGTATATGCACGTCGGCCTAGGCATATCTGGAGTTTATTGGTGCGTCGTGTTCGCCACGCCGGGGTCATTTGCAGTAGCTGAAGTAGCTCCATTTGATGCCGTCTATGAGCCTGAACCACTTTCGTGTCCTAATTAAAAAATCATTTCTGCTTCTCATAGAAATATTTAGGCGGCGTCACTAAAGGCTTGCCTTGGCTAATAGGTATACCTCCTAGTTGTACAGTGTAGGCATCCAATATTCTCTGGGCAGCGACCTCAGGAAAATCATCAATTGCCCTAGACATAGGCATCAGCAAGTGAGCACCACCGACACCAGTGTATTCTTGCTGGGCCTTCACGCTTTGGTCATCGCTTAATAATGTGGGACCTGTCTGACTCTTAAAACCCGCACCATTAACATTAGGGCCGAAAGGCGTTAAATTACCAGCATCAACGATGAAAGCATCGGCAGTGCCTAACAATGCTAAAGCAGAAGCGATCACTAAGTCGTCATGGTTTCCTGATCCCTCTTCAGCCTCCGTCCTTGAGGTATCATGACCTAGCCTATCTCTCTTCCTAACATAAGTATGGAATTGTTTTAGTAACCTGTCGCTATAGATCGTATACCCTTCATCTGGATTATCTCTCATGCAGTTTATCAAAAACTGATTAAGCGTCGGCTTACTAGCCATAGTGGTAGCAAAGCCATAAGCAGCCACCTTCATCGCCCGAGCACGCCTACGACCGCGTCCTCCTGGCTGTGGCTTATCGTTTATCTCCTTTTTTCTCCATATCCGCGGATACATCACATTATATCTCAACTCGTCGATAATTATATCACCACCGTTGTTCCTTTCGATTATCGCTAATGCACAATTGTACCAGCGTCCAATTCTGTCGATATAATATACCAGATCCCGAGGCAGGCATCTGGCCATAAATTCAGCTACTTGTTCTCTCGTATAGACATCGAATACCTCGATGGCATGGAAATCCTTTCCTTTGCCGGTGGCGATGTCGATACCCATCACATAGGGGTGAGCGGGTGTGCCAGTCTCTATTATTTCAGCACCACGCCTTTTCTCTGGCTTGGCAATAACTGGCCTCCGCCATACCCAAAATCCCTCTGACTCATCATTAAACTCAAAAACAAGTTCTCTAGTTTCGCCAGAAACGGGATGAACATAGGGCTGAGAGCCTTTAACACGCTGATTCGGCTCACAGACAGTAGTCGCCATATAAGATAGCACTTCTTTGGATAGTACTGTATTACCAGAACCTATGAATGATGCCAATATCTCTTGTTCAAATTTCCATGCCTCTCCCTTGGCTTGCAATGCTCTATATTGCTGTTCTAGCCAAGGCGACGTATATGGTCCATATCTTAGAATATCTTCCTTAGTGGTGCACTTTCGAATATTATCTCTCGGCGCTATTCTCTTATGCTGCTTCGAGATAGGATCATCGTACTCTATCTCCCAATCCATGTCATACCAATTTATTACGATAGGATTAAATTGGTTGACTCCGGCTTCAGCCTCCGTCATCGTCGCCCAATACCAGTTACCAACACCATTGGTGGTTGATATAACGATCACGTTGCCACCGTGCTGAAGTGTATTATGGCTCACTAAGCCATTGGCTAAATATGTATTATTATGCGGTACTGATAAATCAAAAGTATCAGCTTTGTCCGCACTGCATAATTGTACTTTATCGAAGAAAAGGCCCATGTCGACAAATGATTGTAAGCGGCAGTTTATACCAAATTCAATAACCAGTGATCTTATTAAACTAATTCGTATTCTTCCCAAACGCTTGATACGCAAAATGTTCCATTTCCTTGCGTCTTTGCATTCCCTAAATGTACCTCCGTTCTTCATCCGATCCAAGACCAGATTGGTAAATTCGCCCACTAAAACTGGGTGGTCTATTTCTGATGCCGTATTCTCAAATCGATAAGCGTCGATAATATCTTGTTTTCGCTTAGTAATAAAGCCAATCTTATCCCTAAATGCGATTTTACTCTCCGCATCCCAAACATCAACGCGCCAATATGGCTTATCACTATAACGCAAGTCATTTCTGTCTGGTGTTCTCTCTGTTTCTACCATATATCTTCTTGCCATAATCCCAAGTGCATGGAGTATCACTTGCACTTCCTGAGCTAGCCTCTCGCTAACTGTGCTAAATCCTAGTTTAAGGGATGTTGATGACTTATAGCACCACCCGTCTGAATCAAATAATCCTCGCAAAAACGCACATACGACCTTCTCGTCACTCCTTAGAACAAGAGCTGGAATCCTAGCGTCATGAGCAGATGACTTTGAGTTTAAATCATTGTCTGACATTATGTCGATAAACTTGCTAGAGTTTAATCGAAAGTTTTCAGTATCATATTCCGTCTCAGCATATGCCTTTGAATCAAGCGCCAATTCTAAGTTATTGAATTTTTTAATCATCAAATCTCTCGTAGCCACATCTTGTGGGTCAAAGGCAATTCGTAATCTTTTTGGTCTATTGATGCTCAGATACCCATCACCAATGTATAATCCTAATATCTCTGCCAGCTCAGGTGATAATTCAATCCCATTTTTTAAAAACTGTCGCTTGCCGGTGAATTCACCGGGTTTAGATATGATAATATCATCCGGCCTCAATTCGGACATTGCTCTCCATACGTAAAACCCTTCTTGATCAATTATTCTTACTTTATGATGTTCAGCAGCTCTGATCGTATATCCTAAGTTAGTAGTCATTTCGACTATCTGTTGATACCCAGATACATATGCCTTATCGCTATACTGATATCCTTCATCGGTCGCTACGCTAATACTATGCGCCTTCCAAGGATTTCCCCCTCTGCAAAGTTCATCTAGCCTGACTAGACCTTGGTCCGTCTGAATTAGCGTTTCACCAGTAGCGCATGGCCAGCCTCCCGCCCACATCGCATCCATACCTTGTATGAATGCCGCCTCATCGATAATGTTCAATGATGAAGCATTAGATCGCAGAACATCCGGATGCGATGTAAGACTAGCAATTCTGGATCCGTTAGGGAATAGTAGCTCATGTTCATTTTGCTTCACTGGCTTCCATACGTCCTTCATCCACTTCGGTAAATTATCGTAAAGAAATACTATCTGCTCACGCAAGAATGACATCGCATCCTCATCGCGCCTCGACACGATAAGAATAGTCTTATGACTATGAAACATAGCGAACCATAAAGCAAATGCGCCAGCTATCTTAGACGCACCGGCTTGGCGGCATTTTCTGAAAATATTTAATCTATACTTCCTAAATGCTTCTATAGCCCGCACTTGATAGGAAAATGGCGTAAATGGTATGATGCCTGCTGATGGATGCTTTAATTTACCAAAGTTCTTTAAAAACCACACCACGGATGCCTGACACCGCTTTATCACTTCCTTCTGCTTCGGTGAGATATTCATATTTCATCCATCTTCGTCAACGGCTCTTCAAGAATCTTCACTAAATCGCTGTCGTTATTACCAACGCTTACATTTTGGTTTACCATGACATTACTAACGGCTGCCTTTGTGGCGGCCAACATTTTAGCGTTAGCCTCCAATATCTTTACTGCTGTCATGTTTATATTGGCTTTTACCTCCACTGCCGCCACGAGACCATCGACATACATTCTCGATGGCAGTTGACTTCTCGTCAGTGACTGTTCTATCTGACCACGTAATAGGTTTATTACATCTTGCGCTTCTTGACGATCTGACCTACAAGCTTCTAGCACTTCATCGGTAACATCGTCTAACTTTCCAAGATATTTATGGACATCAACGCCACTAGGCGGCACGGCCATGTCTGTCAAATTAGCAACGGCGGTAGTGCTGACTGCGCCTATGTTCTTTATCTCACCTACATCGACCTTCTTGGTCGGCTCCTCTCCAAGTTGCTGTAATAGATCTTGTAATTCCTCCTCAGCCATTTGGTTTCCCCATTATTCTAACTGGCCGCATGCCTTGCGCCTTTTTACGTTGCGTTTTACGTTGCGTTTTCGTGCTTCGTTTATGAGCGGCATCAGCATCTCCGTGCCCCATCTGACCATTGGGTTTAAGCTTGGGATGCGTCCGCTCCGCAACGCTAAACTTGCCAGATGAGAAGGGTGACTTACCAGTAGGATTATCTATATGCCTTTCAAGAGGATTTCTACTCATCTTTCGGTGGACTCGCGCCCTAATTGATTTCTCATTCGATTCGCTTATAAGTCGATTGAAGTCAGTAGTATTAACTGACCCCTCATCGATTTTTGACATTATCTCAGTTAAGATGTCGTCCATATTCTAATCCTTATCTATGTCGTCGTCTCTACCCTTCTTATTTTCATATCGCTGCTCTATTCCAGCGCGGTTCAATAGTGAGTCGGATATCTCGTAGCTTCTTAATTTAACCATTTTGAGGAACATAGACACCGTTGGCCTAGGCAACTTAGATTTATCTATAAGCTTGCCTATTAACCCTTCGTGAGGACGATCGTCATTAAGTGCCAGATATTCAAGCGCTTCTATTACCTTTTGGCCATCCTCATCATATCTATATAGTTCCTTTAATTCGCCTATGAGTCTTGTAATTATGCCGCTCACAGGCTTCTTCTTATTACCGAGGTGGTTAATGTATGAACCTGAATTCTTCTTGTCTCGCCCCTCTTTCTTTATGTGTGCTAAGATTACTGTCCTTGCTATCTGAGACCACATATTAAAGACTTTTGACATGCCACGATACAAAATGGTCTCTGACCCGGCATATCGACCTTGAACTGGTTCGACCATCGGCCCCATAAATAACCTTGACTTGCATTTTGGGCAGTGACGCCTCATCTTAACCACTTCATCCAAGGTTTTTATTCCATATTCTAACGTGCCAGGTGAATATAAGAGTGATTCACCCGGTCTTTCTAAGTTAAAGCACCTCCTGCAGTGAGGTCTGGCCCTGTATTTGTATAATGTCCGCTCGATCTGAACCCAAGCCGTCTGTAACAAGTCACCAAATGATGATTCGTCCTGACCTGGATATATGGTGTGAAGTCCTTGCTTCCTTATAATCTGTCTTATCAATTCAGACGCGTGCGACATTATGTCATCGCGATACTGGACGTTAGTACAGCCTGTCCATATATATTTTGTCAGTTGCCATTCTACTATTTCATTTATGAAGTAGAGCCGCTTTGAAACAATCTCAGGCGCCGGTGTTAGATCCGGCGCTGGTATTGAAGAGTCTTTTTTCGACTCTAAATTTTCGCTTTTCGACGAGTTCTTTGCCATCTATGACACCACCTGGGAATATCACTTTCGTGTCGAACCCGGCAGCTACCATAGCTTTTAAACGAGATTTTGAGTGATTATAAAGATAGCGGTTGCATCTAAAGTAAAAGTCAAATATCCGACTGTATCCTTGTTGGTTTCGGCGAAGAGCACGACCTACTTTTTGGATCAAGTCAGATTGCAGCTTAAAGCTGCCCGCTATAATCAAATTCTCACATCCTCCCGCCAAATCCAAGCCACGGTTAATAATCTTGCCACCTATAAGTACATTAAATTCGCGCCGTTCAAATTTATGCAATATTTCGTCTCGCTTACGCTTAACCGTCTCCCCATATATGAAGTGAGCTTCGATTCCGGCTGCATTAATTGACTTCTCTAACGCGAACCCTAAATCCTTACGATCAACAAGTATTAACGTACCCACATCTGTATATTTTAAACATATGTTGGTAACTAATTTATGAAACTTGTCATTATTAACTAACCAATCGACATAAGCATTGTCAAATGTCTCGGCATCGTCCTTGTTACCATCAATACCAAATGCTAACATCTTATACTGACATGGCACAATGCGACCTAACCTCAACACTTCATCCCGCGATTCCTTTACTATTATTCCACCCAAATGCTCTTGCAGCACCAATGCTTCAACCGGTTTGTCGGGATCAGTCGGTGTGGCGGATAAACCATACCTGCGTCTGCCCTTAAACCAATGCCTGAACAATGTCTTATAGGATTCTGAAGTCGCTTTATCACATTCATCAACAATAAGCAGTTCAGCCTTCTTTAAATATTCATGTAAAAACTTAACGTTCTTCAATCGGGTCTTGTACGCTTGCTCCATTTGATCGTATTTATTAAGTCGCTTCCTATATGAAGCTTCTGTCTCCTCAGGCTTACGATCTGGAACCGGCGGTGGTTTTTTAGGAGGCGACAATGATTGAATCAATCCTACTACTATCAATTCCCCGCTCGGCTTCCTTCCAGCATAAAACAAGCCTACTTGTTCTACCACCGTCCTTAATTCTAATCGTTTCTTCAACTGATCTACCACCACTCTCTGATCAGCTAAGATCATTGTACTACATTTAATCGCCTTACATATTCCACATATTATCTCTCCCTTGCCGCTTCCTGTCGGCATATCAATAATACCACACTCCTCCTCGGCGCACTTGCGGATTGCTCTTAATTGATATTCTTCTAATGTTATATCCGGTAAAAAATCTGGCCCAATCTCACCGACTGGCACTACGGTCCCAGTCCAAGGGGGCCTGCGATCCTGCACCTCCAGAGGTATACCTCTGCGGGCGCACACCTTCTGCAGCATATCGAGCAGAGGCCTTGCTAATCTCTTCTTAGCTCGATTATATTTCCTATAAATGCCGTCCCAATTGCCCCTGACTGAAGGATCAATATATGCATTCGGCTTACTGATGCTGAATGCTTCCCAAATCATCTGATCTTCGGGATCAGTAATATGAGAAAGATAAATCCATTGGTTATCAACTATGTTCGCTATCATAATTGTTAAATACTAATAATCAGCTAGCTTGGTGGAGATGGCCCATGTTGGGATACGCACAAGACAAGATTAAATACTGCTTTTTCGGAATAGATAATAATTATCCCTTTGAGTTATTGACCGTTGCAATAAAGACAGTCCGTGATAATACTAAATTAATCCCAATCTGCATGCATACTGGGCTCGATTTCAATAAGCTACATTATTTGGACAAGCATAACGTCCAACATCATAAATTACTTCCTGACATCCAAATAGCACACTCTCAGTACTATGGAGCACTCCTACGGCTTTATATTCCATTACTAGCCAGCACACTTAATATTAACGGAATCGTGATCTATACTGATTGTGACGTCATGTTCATTGAACAGCCTCCATTAATACTAGTTAAACATGTGGGTGGCGTAGGACGTAATCCCTGGATGCCGATGAGTACTACAAATGTGGTTAACTCAGGTGTTCTTTATCTTAATGTAGATGCGCTTAAAAAATCGCAGCAAGAATTCATTCAGTATGCAGTCGATCATCCGGAAGCTCATAACGCAGCGGCTGAAAGCATCTACAATCACTTTTATAATGTAGAAACTATCCCGCACACATTAAACTATTTCGCATATTGGGATGCTAATAATTCAGCCAAGATACTTCACTTCCACGGACCTAAACCTTGCCACGACTTTATCCATCCAGAATACCCATCGGCATATTATAATGATCATCATCATGTCCATAAAAGGCGGTGGCGAGACATTAGGGCGATAACACCTAGTCACACGTAGTATGACCACGTAGCGTCTGTTCTACTGAACAGCAAGGCAGCTTCTGCGTAACAAGAACGCCCCATGAAAATATGGTCACAGCGAGTTAATGAAACTAAATCGATCATTGATTCGCTAAAATGTTCAGCTAACTTTCGATGATGCATACCGAGATCGCCAGTCCTTGCTCGCCCATGCGTATGATATACTATATTGGGATAAGCTCTAGTCAAGACATTGAATGCTTCTTCATCATCCGTCGATAAAAACACGGAGTCATATCCCATTGGCACTAATTCAACCAAATTCTCCGGCGGCATTAGCTCATAATCCGTACATTTATCAGTTCCACGATAATGTATACCTAACGTCTTTCCAGTAAAAATTGGCTTGTGCCAGTTATTAGCGAATCTTAACCTCTTCGCATATGATCTTATCTTGCGGACGGTCTCTGTGTCGTACCTCTCCAATATCGGCATTGGAGTATCCTTCACTTCCTCGTTTACCATAAAAGTCCTATCATATGCCGCAGACTCATTATCGCCATACTGAGCCGTCGTAAACTCATCAAATATGCTTGAGAAAAGATTATCATAATTATATGGCATCTCGATCCTAAATCTAGGATGATAGCCATCCTTGATGCATCTCACTAAATTCCATGCTACGTTGCAAAGGTGTGCGCCAATACCCCAATGCCTCGGACTTGATATGACCAAGGCTTGAGGGAATTCAGTAAATTCGTGACAGATCATTTATCCGCCATTTTGCAATACGCAACTATCGTTGTCACAGTAGGTACTGCCGACAGCTTCCATGATATATGCACTATAGTCAGCTGGCTTTATCTTCGAGTTATAAGCCTCGACTTCTTCTGGCTTACAAGGTTCGTAGGGGGCTTGAGCGTACCCGTGACCCATATGGGGCAGGAAGCTGATGCCTTTTAACTGATCCTCGTAGGCCTCTAATACCCTGCAAATTTCGGAACGTTCTGTATACTTAAATTTAACAGTACACGAGACTTGGTTATCTGCCCAATATCTTTGGTAATCAGCGGCATTCGCCATCTGCTCCCAAATAGTCACATCTTCCACCGGCCTGACACGCTCATCATTTACTGCGAATTTGACGACAATTGTTCGATCCGGATCACTGATCGTCGGTTCAATGTGGTATCCGGCATCGCTGAGGATTTTTACTAAGATGCTATCCTTCGCTATTCTGACCCGCCTCCAATATGTCGATGCCTCGGGATGATGAATTCCTGGAGTAGCTCCGGCTACGAGTGATACTGTCCCACTCGGCTTGACGGATGTTACCTTGATAGACTTTTGGATACATAACCATTCCGAGTATATCTCATCCCAACGCCTAATTTCATTGTATCCAGCGTCGCAAAAGTCTTTAATGACCACACGGCGACCAAATTTGGAGAATGCTTGCACTATGCCACTCTGCGATAATCCTATGCGTCTGTTGCGCAACGTTACTTGGTTAGTTCTTGGATTATGGGTCGGCAATAATGTCACCGTCTTTGCATAAAGATATGCGAATTTCAACGTCCTCATGTAATCTTCAGCATCTTCGTGATTAGCTGGAAACGTCTCCACCAAATTGCATAACTCATATGATTCTAGGCTCTGTTCCACACAAGGATTCGATCCCATGACACGCCCATCAATCCCAGGTTGGCGACCATCGGTAAGCCTTCCATAATCGCGCATATTGCATAGCCAAATAAGGCCAGGCTCACCATTGACAGCTATCTGCTCGGAAATCTCTTTATAATCCATACCGACATTAGCGAATATAGAGTTATTTGATGCCCAGCGATGATGATTCATGGCGTTCCATGTCTCAATTGCTGGTGCAAGTCTATCGTTTGGTATGCCGGTGGATTCAAAATCGGATAATCGTGCTTTGGGACATGCGTCTTTTGAAGTCTTTAAAGCCTCAGCCCATATATTGCCAGTAACATTCTCAAACGCCGCTACTTCAGATGCTAATAATGTCTTCTTATAATTCTTCATGGATGCATATTTAATGTCGTCAGCATCACCAAAGGCAATTTCAGCTGTATTATGGACCAATAGTCCTTCTGCCACGAATTCATTGCGGTCCGGGACAGATAAATCATACGTCTCGACTTCAACACCTTCATCTACAACCGAATCTACACGAACCGGTATTAAGTTAGAGGTTTTAACTTCACAAAGCAACGCTCTATTATATGTCATTTGCCGCTGCTGAGGCGACCAAGAACGTCCATAGTCTACATTTCCCTTTACCCATTCTGAAGGATATCCAAAATCGTGCCCGCTGGCATGTTCCATCTGACGAATCTTCTTAACCGCATACGGTTGGATTAGGTCGATGAATCTTACTATTGCAAAATCGCCGGCCATTGATAACACCCATTTAGCTTGGGCTTTTTCGGTAGCAACAGCTTGTAACTTCATTTTAGTCGGAATACCGAGGCTGGAATACACTGCTTGGACTTGTCTGACAAAATCCCGATAAACACTCACTAATAATGTAGTTGGTCGATTCTTTGTAGAGCCATCGGTGTCCATTAACCCAGCTACATATGCAGCTCTAATAGCGGGCTTTGCCATCCTTATAAATTCAGGAACGTTAAGTGGCGCCTTGGACTGCTTTACATTAGTATGCAAATATTCAGCTAGCTTTCTAGACACGACTCGATATTTGACGCAATTATCATCAGAAGGCTGGACTTTAATGTTCTCATATCCAAAAGCAGCAAACCCGGCATTCACTTTATCCACGAGAGCATCATGGTATTCATCCTTATTAATAGGGATCATTACTGACGCACCGTGATGTTTACGGCCTTTATATTTTCTGCCATTGTATACATAACCATCGCCGTGAATGGCGCCAATGAACCAACCAACATCGGTGGTCAAAGAAGGCACTACGAACGATTCATCGCTTACTCCATACCCGGGCAGTACGGTGTCAGTGCCTTGAATAACAGCATCTACGAATACCAAACGGTCATCAGTCTGTAATTGGTAGGCTCTCTTCCACTCGTATTGGCCGATACCTGTCATGACGGCGACGCGATGCCTATCCGTGCATCTGAAAGATCCTAATTGACTGTTAATGGTAATGACACGTTGCACACCTTGTTTAACGTTTTCTGATACAGAATGATAGCCATCAGCAGTCAATACCAGATCACCTACCACTACTTGTTCAATCGGTACCAATCCACGCTTTAAATGGACCAGAGTACCCTTAGGCAAGCAACGGCGGACATTGCCAGCCACCACGCACCTGCCAATGTAGTTCATTAAATCAGTAATATCGACACTATCAAGCGACTTGCCACAACGCGCATCAAGATGATTGCGAATTAAACCATGCAATTCGATTAGGATCTTGGATCCGGACGCTTTTCCACCAAATCCCTTAATCGTCTCTCCATCCTTACGTATAGCAGAATAATCGAAATCTAATTCGCCTTCCGATACCTTATTGGTATAAGACTGAATCAACTGCCTAACTGAATCAACCCATCCCTCTCTCGAATCAGCTATTATATACTTCTTCTTGATATTAGCCGGCCGATGAATAGTGATTTTACCTGCGCCTTTAGTATCAAAACCGACGCCTACGCCAAGCATAGACATGTCCATCAAGAAGCAAAAGGGCTCTGCGGGATCCGATTCCATCAGATCATGGGTGCTCACAAAGCCACAATTGTTCAATGCGGCACTACCTCGGTCCCACATAAACTGAGTACCCATCATCCATAGGCCGCGACCCGGAGGTAAGAATTTGAAACTCCACATTCTTTCGAACATCTCATGCGCCGATGTCAATGCCTTTTGGTAATCCCAAGGGATGTGTAATCTCAGACAGTGCTGCCTTTGAATTTCATAGCAACCTTCTACTACTCTTGTCAATGTGTCTAAAAACGTCTCTTTCGTATTATCAGCGGCGAGACGGGAGTAAGTGCGATAATAAACTAACTCACCCAACCCATTAAATCCAAAGTTAGGCTTCTTACCATTGTACTGATTTAAAAAACCAGCGTCGAGTCTAAAATGGTCACCGTGGATTTCATTGTGCATACGGCCGAAATATTGTTCGGAGATATTTGGCACATGTTCCAAATTATTCTTGGCTCCCACGCCGTTAACCTTCGTCCCATTTTTCACAATCGTAACGCTCATGGTCTTCTCCAATCGTCACCAAAGATACTCTGCGAAACACACACATTGTTAGTGTCAGAGAAAAATGTATTCCTTAATAAGTATAATGACGTAGGCGCAGGAAGCATACGCGATTCCATCACATCGCCTTGTAATCTCAATAATGCCTTATAACATGGCCTAGATAAAGCTATAAAGTGATCTGAGATCCTTGACGCTTGATACCAAATAATTAGTGTCGGAAGAGCACCATGTCCTGACCGATGGAGCAATGTAGCCAACGGATCATTACCTATATGATTATCATACCACGTCTTTTGCATGTTCAATGATGCTATGATGTTATCATTCTCATTTTTTTCATTATTCAATATATCATAGCATATGTTGAGCATGTTAGTCTGATGCAACGCCGCTAAGCCCTTTTTGAGTACGCCCCTCAGTTTTGCTTGGGCTACTGCGATACGTATAAATCTGATTGCGGTATCATCGTCAAAATTCCATTCATTAAACTTCTCAGCAATAGCCTTGACGAATCGCCATTGATAAGTCTTGCGAATGTCATTGGCTTGCGGTAGCTTTATTTTAAATCCGTGCTGTAAATACGCATCTGAACACCAATCCCAGATAACTCTAATTCGTGTATCTGATAAGAATGCGATGTTCATGGTACCATCAATACGGGGACGAAAATGACGCAAGATTCTAAACCCACTAGCAATGATGACAACGCAAGATTTGAACAGCTCTTCGAAGAGTTAACCAGCGATTTCGGAGCTGCGTGTGAAAAACATAACGTCAACACAGCAATCGCAATAGCCGTACACCCAGAGAGCAAACACCCGATCGTATTGACCCGTGGTCATAAGTATGATGTGGCGATAGTATTAGCAAGAATGTTAAAATCGCTTAAAATGGATATGGCAGAAGAATTAAATACTGACTATGAGATGGATTATTCTAATACTGATTAATATTAAACGTTCACAGTGGCATTATACAGCCACTTGATCCTAGACTTTAATGACTCATCATGCACTTCATTAAAGCAATCAGATAGCACTTGATGTATAGTGGTAGTATAATCCAATGCCCATCGGAATATTATGAGATTCAAATTACCAAAATTGATGGGAATACATCCGTCAGCTCTATGTTTATCAACATAATCAATAACGTACTCTACCGCTCCGTCTAGCTCAGTGTCATCGTCTATATAGCAACGCAAGGAACCATCTATAGACTTAATCATCTTGTCGTATTCACTGAAATGATACATTCTGTTTTGATCGTTATCGTAAACGATGGTCCAGACAGTGACAGTTAGATCTTTAAACATGTTATATCATAAGCCTGTTCTGATACCACCAGGTGCCGGCGTCTTCTCATAGTAATATGCAGTCTTCCTTGTCCCTTCTATTATCATTTCATTGAAACCAATACCAGCAGACATTGGGTCGGCTATCTTGCCAGTAGGAATAATATTGTCAGATGGTGAGAATAAATCGACATATGATATGCCGTCAATACTTTCAACCGCTTCGACTAAATTTGATATGTATAGAGCTTCCCCCAGATCCCAGTAATTGGGATCGAAGTAGGCTGTGATCGCAGCCTCGACCCTTGACTTAATAACTGAAGCATCGGCATTCTTATCAATTACTATATTCATGTCTACATCGATTGGCTTAACAGCCCCATCGAGCACCACCACATCATCTGTTAATACATTAATATCGTTTATATATGTCTCTAATCCTACCTTTAATCCTTTAGAAGGCGCAGTCGGTATCAGATCAGTACCTTCTGCCAAGATGTATAATTCCACTATGTTGGCGTTTAATCCTGACCTCAGCGTGGCTACAGCCTTTGACACCTTCCCATAAATCGGATGATTGAACATCGTGGATGCTTGCGCATAATCCTCAGCCGTGACTATATTTCCTTGTAAAGCGTAGTCACGAGGCGCCCTTCTTTTAGCTTCAGCTATAGTCTCTTTATCAGTGCCGCCTATCGATGGGGTCACATTTCTAAAGCGCACGAGGACGGCAGCGTTTGAAGGAGGGACGGGTGTCAATATTCTAGTCGCATCGATAACGTCGACACCTATTTTACCGCGTCGGCCGCCTCCGACGCGATATCTGAACGTAATATCTGACCCGCTAATAGGTGCCTTACCATTCACATCATTGCCAAATCTGAACGTTACCCTCTCAGATGTGAATAAAACCTCAACCACCTTATCATTAGCGCCATACTTCTCTAATGGCGAAGTAGTAGCCAGCCAAGTCTCGCTTATATTATTATTAACCACCGTTACTATTAAAGGAGATTCCAATACGTCCGGCTCATCAAGGGTAAACCGTTGGTTAGGCCCGCCGGGACTAGTTACGGTTATATCTGGTCCAAAGATTCCTTCTATACCATATGCTATTACAGCTCTCTTGCCAGCTGGTAATATGATATTGCTTGACCAATCATTCGGCGCGCGATAGACTTCGTAATTTACTATCGTGTTATCTGGCCCGCTGACACTGAACGAAGACCCAGGTTCGACAGCGATATCAGAGGAAACTGGAGCGTCAACGCTAATTTCTATATCGACCGAAGCTGGCGTTTGCCTCTTCATTCGCTGATCTATTAACGCCAGATGATTCTGAACAGCTTGTTCAGTAGTGGCCGTCGGTAGTGTCGATTCATTAGCCAATATATCTGCTCTTAATGATAACTTGGCAACCACAGATGCTACTATTTCCACCAGCATTACGATGCCATTGCTGGCTACGAAATCATTAAATTCATTAGGAAAGTATGTTCTAATATATTCAAATATCGCCCTTCTGGACGTGTCGAAGTCTAATCCGCTATAATCTATCTGCCGTAAGTTAGATGGTGGTAATACCACACCAAATTCGTTGGGTACGAGCGGTAGTTCAAACAATGTAGGATCAGTGGACATTATCATCGCCCCCGCAATAGTGTCTCTATCGATATGTCTACCTTAGGATTAATCTTTAATGACACAATGACACGCACAGATATGGCATTGCGATCTAAGTCATTCTTAATAATGACATCTCTTACTAGCACACGACTATCATTATTTATTATTCCGGTGCTGATTCTCTCTTTCATGCTCTCAGTGTCATCCTCACTACCCGGATCAAACACCATACTCCGCAATCCGATACCAAAACTCGGCCTCATTACTCTATCGCCGGGATTTGTGAGTAGCAATTGTAATATATCGTTCTTAATCAAACGTTCATCCTCTTGGCGAGATAAAATCTTCTCCGCACCGCCAAGAAAAGGAGGATTAAAACCATAAAAGATGGCCTTAGGTCTAGTCATTTCACCATAGATCCAACTGTTCTAAATTGATTAGCTATCGCCGTTGCCTGCGATGCTAAGTCGTTCGCATTCTTGATTGCGGCATCTCTGGCTGTAAATGCAGAATTGCGCTTAATCACTAACTTTGCGATTATAGACTCGATGACATCAGCTTCTGTGCCAAGTGTGCCCGTAACAGCATTGTTATTTAATGTGACAGTTAATCCGTCTATCGTTCGTGTCACATCATTTATGACCTTTTGTTGCACGTCTGCCTCTTGTTCAGCGTTCGCCCGTAATTGCCTTACATTGTTTAACTGGTTCGCCAAGTCCGCTTGCGCAGCAAAAGATGCGCTAGCCATGGCATCTTGCTCTTCTTTGGTTAAACCTAAGGCCGCATAATCTATCAGATTAGTATCATGCCTTATCTCAGTATCCATCGATACTAGCATCGGCTCTATTTCTCTGCCGGTAAAGACTTCGAATTCGAACACCTGCCCTAACTCATATTGGCGATTTGCGTTTCCCTCGTTTGACTTACTAGATCTAGTAATGGTGAAGATTAAATTTCCAAGCGTCTGTCTACGATCGTAACTAGTCACTGGCGGTCTTGTGCGCCGCTTGTTGACTATAGCTACTGGTATCTTGATAAATGATAAGACACTACGTGGAGGCTCGTTGTTGCTAATGGTATATGTTACATTCCCCTTAGCAGTACCCTTCGGCAACACCGATGAATATAGACCAGTCGGATACTTTATTATCATAAATCAATTATCCGGATCATAAGCATAATGCTCTACTTCTTCCTTAGGGCATTCTTCAAACGGTTCATTGTAGGTTTTAGCCCGATCTTTAGGCTCTAAAACCTTCGGTAAAATAGGACGCTCTTGGAACCCGAACCTTAGACCGCCAGCGGCAGAAGCGCCTGCACCATCCCCGGGCTTCGCATTTGTCAGTATGGCGTTTACCCTCTCCGCATTGACAACCCCGGATGTGTATAATCCATTAGACAATGTCATCGCAGCATCGTCCGTCTGAAACGCTATGATCTTCTTAGCTCTAAAGGTCATACTGCTGCCAGAGTCAATCATCAACTCTGAATCTGTCTTGATACGCACGTTCCCTTTTGCGTAAATGACTACTTCGCCAGCTTTATCGCCATTGAAGATCACGATGCGTCTCTTCGCTTCCTCCATGAACATATACATCTTACGCTTCTTCTTAGCCCGCATGATAGACAATTGATACTTTTTAGAAAACCACACGCCTCTATGTTCAGCATCAACGACCTCTACCCATGGGCCGCTTCCCTTCCTACCATCTCGCATTTCAATGCCTTGATTTAAGGCCTTCTTACCAAGACCTGATCGATTGGTCACAGATGTTAAAGGATTTAGCTCTTCCACTGTCTTATTCAATGCATTTATAACATCATTAAGTGCCTTATTTAACTCGTCACCAGGATTATCAGAAACCGACGAGTTTAAGACTTTGTTCTTTGCGTCGTCTATGGCCGATATAATTGCCGCTAGCTGATCCTCTTTTCCTTTCAGCTCAGGATTGTTCATCGCATCGACCAACTTTTGTGTCGCTTGGTCAAGCAGATCGGTAACCACCCTTACACCGTCACGGCGGTCCTCGACATTGCCACTCGGGCCATCTTTCCAATTCATTGCCGCTCTCCCAAAATCTTACTAACTTCTTCTAGTATCAACTTCACTTGAATTAGTTCGCCCTTTGCCCCAACTGGCCCTGACTCCGGCTTAGGCCCCTTACCAGCTCGTGTCTTAAGGCGAATATATTCATTGTCATGATCTAGCTTTAGGTGATGTGAATTTCGCTCCGGATTTCTTATCATGGTAGGCTTGCGTATGAATTCGTTCTCCTTTAAACCCTTATGTTTCGGCGTCCATTTCTTTCCCATCGAAGCACATAAGATCGCATATTGATATCTGTCATTCATTTCTAATGACAGACCCATCGGCGTTCCGACAGATAAATGATTAGCCTCATCATTCTCATTAAATTCGAAGTAAAACCCCCGCTGATCTTTATGGGCTCGCCTTTTCTTAGCTGCTGGCGCTCGCCTGCCCTTTATCAATATGCCATTAGCCCTTCTGTAGGCAGACTTATGAGCTCTGACTCTATCACTGCCTCTATCGTCGAGCACTATCTTAAGTCCATATCGTGTGACTATTCTGATCCAACGCGCATCCTTAACCTTGGACACGGCACCGATCTTGTTCATGGCTTCGACAAGTTTTTGTGTTGCTTGATCAAGGAGATCGCTTACCTTCTTGGCCACATCCTCAGGGTTCTTTCCTTCACGTTCTTCCAAAATCTTGCTGGCCTCCTCAAGTAGCCGTCTTACCCCCTCTAATTCAACTTTTATGCCCGCTGGTTCTGATAATAAAAAGGCTATCTCTTCATTGGTCTTTTCTATGGCAACTATCACACTATCATAGGCCTCGTTAAAATCATTATATGGTAATCCAGATATTCGCTTCGCATCATCTATGGTCGATATGATAGCCACCAGCTTATCTTCTCGAGCGATCCAGTTTGGATTAGCATTCTCATTCTGACCCCAGTATTTGTTTTCCTGCTCACTGCCGGCACCTTGCTCCGCCACCAATTTTCGCCGAATGAATGTGTCTCTAGTCGGATCATATCCCTTATCATATGCTTGGATTAACATGCCTGCCTTAGTGCGAATCTTAATCCAACGATAGTCATTCTTCACTTCTGATGATATCGTAGTCGGCTTCGCATACTCATTAGGTCTAGTATAAGAGCGGACTGGCCCCATTTGCGCCCATCCGACATCACGGCATTCAAAGCGATGTCCATATCTTGTCAACGTCGTAATTCTGCGCTGATCAGCATTATCGGCTGGCTTATCATTTTGCATCGTGAATGGCTTATCTTCATTTATTAACCTCTGCATGTATAACCATCGACGGCGTTCAAAAGCATCATCCTTCTTGGGATCACCGCCAAACTCGCCAATATCTGGAACGGGTGTCTTGTTGTACCAATAATACCCTTGGTCGCCCATTATAATCATATTGCCATATTTGGTAACGCGAGCCATGTACTTTTTATCTGGCTCATTGATAGCAGGTTTATCCTTCTTTATCTTAAATCTAGCTTGTCTATATGGATCATAATCTGCTGGAACGGGAAATGTGTCATGCGATACGGGATAAAATCCAATAGATGAGTGAATATCTAGATTACCATATCGATCTTGCCACCCATGCATCATGGGCCGACCGTCTTTCGGGATATAGCGCGGATCGTAGCTAAGCTTCTTTGGTTTTTGCTCGCTCTTAGGGACTCTACCGAATTCGTTCAAAACAACTGAAGTTCTATTGAAGATCTGAGGGAACGTGTAGAATTTGCCTCTTGTCGGAGTTGCAAACCCTATCCAAACAGGACCATAAGGATGCTGTTTTTCAAAAGTAATCCAGATCCAATCACCAATACATGGATGCGAAAATCGTCCGGCCCGTGTACCTCCCATGTCATGGGCTGGAACGGCCCAAGGACAATCCTCCTCATCCATAGTAAAATCGTGAAGCTCGGGGCATTTAAATCTAACGCGATACATGTTAAGGGGATCGTTGGTCTCGACTACATATGCCCTATATAGACCTGGAAATCTTTCCCACAATATCTTACTTCGCTGCCCGAAGAATTTTCCCCAAATAATGTAATGATTATCTGACATTAACCAATAACCTCTGGAATAACCACTGACTCGATCGGATATTTAATCGTCTCTCCCGCAGCTGGCCAATTTAATACTTCACGAGCGTTATTATAGGCTATCAGCACCCAAAATAATTTAGAGTCAGAATATACTTCGGCCGCTATTAAATCCGGTCTACCAGCCCTAGCAGAAGTGACTTGATATCTGCCTATCTGCGACTCAGGCAATTCGGTCACCAAAAAATCTTGCCGTACCCATTGCCCATAAGTCTCATATCCTGACATGGTGACCAGGTCAGTTTTAGTAAATCTAGATGATTCTGATTTCACCACCATTAATACCACTCCCTAGTCAGACCCTCTTCTAAAAATCTTAAATCATTGATGCCGGTATTACGTATTGGGTTATCATCCCCATCAAGGGCAAAACCCCTCGTCCAATGCGCTATCGTCATGGTAACATCGGTCTTAAATGGAAAGGCAGTTTTAGTCCGCGCCCTTGGCAGCTGCGGGATGGTAACGGGATTTAATCCTAAAATAGACGGAGCATCGTTAATTCTGACGTTATTAGCTTCGATAATCATAGTCTCGCTGTACTTAATATCTAAATTGACCATTCGAAATGTCATCCATTTTTTTTGACCGCCAATCGCCCATAATTTAACCCATATCGCTAAATCTCTCTGACTCTTGTTGGTAACAATGGTGACCCTATGAAAGTATCCTCTCAACAATCGTAAATTGGCAGATATTCTAGCATGATCCCATATGCCTCCGCCTGCCCATGGCAATTTATTATTTATATAGCTGAAAGCTAACGTAATCTCCCTAGGCCCAGAGCTCGAGTACTGCGTTATTGGTTCGTTAGAGCCTGGGACATTATCAACAGTCTTCCAGTTAATCTTTCTACTATCAGACGTTACGCGCGGTGGATATTGAAATTGTAACCAAATATAATCAGCACCAGCACCATCTATGTTCGTAAATGCTACATAACATGAGTCGCCATCGTTACCTAGTCCTGATAATGCTAAATCACTATTTATAAAACCCATCACTTACTCCACGCTGAAAACTCATGTAATCCATCTGTCTTTCTTGCTATCTTTGGAAGGTAAGTCATTAGCGCCGACAAGATATTAGCGATGGTAACCTCGTCCGGGCCTTTTATGTTCTCGATTATCGTCTTTAATTCAGTTAGGACATTTACTATAGCGGCTGGCGAATTAGCATCGGCAGTGACCACATTAATGTTATCATCCTTCATGACCCTCACAGTTGAAATCGCTTCCGATTTTACAGCTTCGGCTAGTCCATTTTTCTCAGCTATCTTCATGGCCTCTGCGGCTTTAGTATCGATGGCTACCCATATCCTGTCCGATAACACTTCAATGCGCTCTACGTAGGCCTCGAGCTGATCTCCAATTTTATTTAAGGCATCACCTATGTCGATGGATTTAAACTTTTCTGCCATCTCTGCGATTTTATCAGATATAGTGTCAATAGACGGCAGTAACGTTAGAATTTTATCAGTGATGCCAGCCGTCTTGATGGTCATATCATCATACATCTTACTTAACGTTGCTCCAACATTCGTCGACTGCAAAGCAATCTTATCGCTCGCAGATGCTAACTTATCTGCTAATGCCATGATCGCTGGCGCAACATCCATGCTCTTCTTAACATTATCATAAATCTTCGCAACATCAATACGTTCCAATATATATAAGGCGCTCGCTATGTCCCTAATAGACGAAGCGATAACGGACATATCGGCTTTATATTTCACCATAATCTTAATAGAATCTACGAAAGCGACCAATTCATCTCGCGCATATGATAATGCATAAGCAAACCGATAGACTGATGCAGTTAACAAGTATAAAGTAGCCGAAAATATAATCACCACTGATAATGACGCATATTTTTCTATTATCTTGAATAAATCCGAAAGCGCTACGTCTAATTGCGGCACGCACTCCATAAGTATAGTAACACCAGCACATAATTCAGTAGCTGCTGCTTGCATCATCAATCCAAGGTTATAAATCGAATCGACAGCACCAAACAATAGCGCTAAACTCAAATCAATACTGACAGCAGCATCTGCGAGCTTAAAACTAGATAGGTAAAAATAATCGACCGATAAATAGAAAATCTGACCACTCTCTAACATCGTCAAGGCCAACGATTTTAAAATAGGAGCCTCGATATCAAACTCTCTCGCTACATTTCCAAGCTCAAGCATCGCCATAACCAAAGAAGGAGTCGTCTCTACCAATTTACTGGTCGCCATACCTAATATGCTTACCGCCGTATGTAGAGTGATCGCACCGATAAGCATCATACTAGACGATGCGACTAATATACCGCTTGATGCCGCTAATTTAGAGACTATTGAATCCATTATGTTTAATGTAATGTCTAATATAGCAGCCCCAGCATTTAACTGAATAGCGCCGTCCTTCAATATAGGTCCGGCCATGCCAAGTCTACCGCCAACAACCGTTAACTGCTGAAATTGTGGTTCTAGGCCATCCAATACTTTGCCAAGTTTAAACATTGACGCTTCTAACAATTCCGCCGCAGTACCAAGCCATTCTCCAGCATAATAAAGCCCGTCAGCGCCAATCTTAAATCCTTCACCAGCAACGCGGAATTTTTCTCCGTATTCCTTCATATATCCAGCTACGGGCTTAATTGCCCATGTCGCAAGGTATAATGCAGCAACACCAGCTGTTAATGTTGCAGCAGCTAGTAAAAAAATAATGCCAGCGATGAATAAGGCCACAGCTCCGATAAGCATGCCAAGGCCACCAAGTAATATCGATGTGCCGGCCATTAGGATACTGTCTGCGACATATAATAGCTGTGGCATATCCTTTGATATTTCTTCTACTAATTGAGTTAATAATGGCGATACTTCTTTAAAGATATTAACTGCAAGGCGTAAAAGATATGCACCTAGTAATAAGAACAAAGAGCCAATAATTAAAAAAAATCCTGCTATGATTAGTAATATACCAGATACGATCATTATAGCCGCCCCAAAGCCTACGGCTATTCCGGCCGCTATGACTTCGATACCTAAACCTATGAGGAATCCGAGTCCGACTTTTTCTTTATACTTTATTATGGAGTCTGCGGCCAGCGTAAAGGCATAAGCGAAAATAACAAATGCCACAGCTATTATAAAGACCGCTAAGGCTAGAACGAGTACAGCTACAAGTACAGCGCCACCACTTGCGACCATAATTATCCCAGCTATCACCAATGCAGCTATCAACCCTACTACGGCAACCGTTAATAATATAATCGCCGCCGCACCGCCTTGGCCCATGGTAGCCGCAACACGCTCTATAGCGTAGGATAAAATATAAGCAGCAACCGCAACAGCTATTAGTGCGACCGCTAATACTATTACTCCTAAGGCATTCCTCGCAAATGGCCTTAGGAGGCTATCCAATGCTGTTCCGATCGTACGCGCCATATACACAATGCCTTGAGCTATAGTTCTAAACATACCCGAAATGATGGATCCTAGTGACCCACTTGTTCTCCCTAAGCCGGTGAGCCAAGTGATAAGACCGGAAATGGAACCACCGGCAAGGAAAGTCGCACCTCGAACCAATGCCATAGTGCCTATGTATAATATAAACGCTCCAATAACGGCACGTATTAAGAATTTGATGGTGGGCAAATATGGGCCAAGGTATTGACTTAGGACCTTATATACTTTATAAAAAGCTTGCGCAAATTCACGAAGAACCGGCGTTGATTCGATAAATTCTTTAATCGCATTTTTTACGTATTCCGCAAACTGGGCTATCTTCTCTCCGCAAATTATGATAAAGTCGATTATCCTGATAAGGACGATAATTGTATCTCTTATACAATCGGCAAAGAATTGCAAAATGACGCCTAAGAACGCAAATTTTGACTGTAATTCAATCAATGCACCAGTTAGAGTATTCATCGATTCGTCTTTTAATTGTTTCATCGTCTCCTTTTGTATTTCTAATATATCATTAATATTATTCATATCTCTGCCAGCGGCTGCTGCTGCTTTCTGTAAATCCCTAAAACGATTGCCTAACATGAGACCCTGCGTAGCATTTATCCCCATCGACTCTTGCAATGCCTTCATTCTGAATGTTAGCGCGAGGCTTGACTCGCCAGTATCTCTAATATGTTGTTCTTGTGCTTCCATCACTTCTGCAAACTTCTGTCCCGCCTTATTCATAGCCACATTCATGTCTTCAACGTTATTAATAATCTGCCCAGCGCCAGCACCAAATCTAATCGACGCTTCAGGATCTGAAAGTTTATCGAATAATTGCGTAGCCGCAGATACAGGTATACCAGCCTTCTTGGCCATTGCCATCATAGAAGCTTCAAAATCCGTTAAGGTACGTATAGCATCTGGTCCAAACCTATTAGCGAATTGAGTCATCACTTCATCACTTTTACCCAATAGCGCATTTACGTCTTGTGTGTTCAGCCCAAACTGCTTCATCCTATTTGCAAATAATTCAATAGTCTGTGATGCCATATCAGATGACTGTCCAACCATGCGTAATTTACGCGTATAATCAGCTAACGTAGTCGCAGACGCTCCTGTTACTCTTTGGGCCATACCGATAGATCGACTCAGTTTCGCCATATCCTCAATTGGTGTAGCTGCGTCCGCAAGGCTCTTTATAGTGGCAATCGCTTGTTCACTCGTAATGCCCAGTTCCTGACTAAGCATTCTTGTGCTGTTTAAAAGCTCTTGCTGGCTACCATATAATCTATAATTAGCCGTGACGAAGTTTTCCGTGCCTTTGTCAATGTTTGCGAAATACCTTACTACCGTTAAGACGGCATTGGCGATATCTCCCCATGTCTTTGTTTCTTTCTTTAACTTATCGTTTTCCGCATCATGTTTTTTATTCTTCTCATCAAGCATCTCGTTAAAGCCAGTTAATGACTTGGTGAATTCACCCCAGGTCTTCTTTTCGAGCACGCCTTGCTTATTTGTCTCTTCATAGTGCTTCGATGCCTTTTTATAACCTTCGATTAGCTGTTTCTGGCTTTCGACCTGCGAGAGCAAATGCTTTGAGATTTGATCGTTCGAATCATTGAATACTCTAGCATAATCATTTAATAAGTTAAAATCAGCGTTAGTCTCGTCTAACGTGGCGGCTATCGATTGCGTAACTGTTACGATGGAACCAAGAGCGGAATTAGCTATGGCGGAGACCGACTGCTCTAGGGATTGGAATTTGACAATAACATCATCTAATTGCTTGTCTGCTGCGGCAGAGTCAAGGGCTAAGGTTACTTGTAATGCATAAACATTAGGATCGATAGCCATTTTTTACCCCACGCAACTATAACGTATGTTTTCTACTTATAGTTGCGTGAGATGTCTATGGACCTGTAAAAAAGCTCGCCCAACCGTCAGCAGCTGCCATAGCCAATTGATTCTTGACATACCAGACGGATAGAGAGTCGCCAAGAGATCCCTTTGGAAAAGGTCTGATCTCATCTATGGGAGATTGTTCTCTAAATCCAAATCGCGTTTCCGGCGTCCCATAAGCGATTGCCATCTCTGGCGGATACCATTTTCCAGTCGGCAGGTCAATACCGTCGTCATTTGAGTCGATGGGTTTAACTTCGGGAGGCCTTAACGTCTTCTCCTTCAAATCCAATGCTTTTATTGCTATTCGATAATAGGTGGTATGGACAAGGTCAGGTCTTTTCTGTACATTCTCGATGTATTTCTTCTTGACGTGCTTTATCAAATCAGGCGTGCCATTCATTATCGCTTGATACAAGTCCTCTTGCGCTCGACTCGTAATATACTCGTTAACGTGCTCATTTAAATATCGCTGGAAACTCATTGTAGGTCCTCCTTGTGCACTGTGTCCACTGACGCATCGCTCGTTAATCTCTATCTGAACCGGATAGTGGTCGTCCTCCTACTTTCTTACCACTTGCATTAGCATCATATCGACACAAGTATAAATCAGTAGTCCATTGACCTCGATCTATCTTATGCTTGAATCCGTAAATAATCCAGTTTCCAGTAATCCAATGATGCTTCTCTTGTGCTTCCGCCGCCGCCGCGCCGGGATCACGACCCTTTTCTCCTTTGACATATCTTACATAAACCGTATCCACTCCTAATCCTTTACAGCTTCTATAGATAGCGTGTCCTAATACTTCGAGTCTTATTTTTATCAATCCTTGAGTCATATTCAAATACATTCCACGAGCTCTGCCATCTAAATAGTCGATATAACTTAAGCCCAATTCTCCAGCGGAATAGACTTCAGGGATCCCGATAATGGATGTCGATCCGGCTGCGCCTGCAGTAAAAGCAATATCATCTTGCTTTTTAAATGCGACTTCTTTAGCATCTGCTATTTGCTTACCTTTAGTCGCTTTATCATTCACTATTGTCTTAAAGGGCTTATATAATGTGGTGGAATCGAAATAATTCCCAGTAGTCGCTGATGCTCCTTGTGTTGTCAACACTGTATTCGTCAAAGATTGTGAATTATCCATTAATATCTCATATCCTAAAATCGTAGAATTAGCCTTATCAGCAAATGCCCGATAATATGCGCGTGGTACTGACTTTAATTGCGCCTGCTCTACTATTTCCAACTTATATCCATCAGAAGATACCATCCACTGCGTCTTCTTTGGCGTCAAGGAACAAGACCAGTCCAAAAGTGAAGATATGAATGTCTTTGGATCCTGCCTCATCATATACCATTTGTTCTCACTTGAATCTATGGTCGGTGTTACCTCTACTTTATAATCAGCTTGACCCAAACGTGCAGCCTTCACTGAATCCTTGGGGAAATAATATCTAACGCATTGCTCAATCGCCTGAGAGACAGATCCTCTGAAGGCTCCCCCTGCCGATTGCCCACAATTCAAGTAATATGTGGGCGGATCAATGGCTGTCATCTCTATGTGAGTAAGGTCAAGACCTTCAACATATGCCTTTATCGAAGTGACTATAGCATATTGCATGCGAGTCGAATTTTCGCCCGCCGCTATATCTTCCTCCTCTTTTAAAGTAACGTCCGCTGTTCTTATACTAAACTTTACCACTAATGGTTGCCTGCGCCCTCGCTCGAAATATCCTTTCCTTATAAAATCGTCAAACAAGTTAGAGTGAGCGTCTGCAAATAAGGCATTTATGCTATATCCGCCATTGACCATAGCAGTAAATACACATGATCGGAACAAATACCCAATGTTTGTGTTGGGAACATTCTGCTCATCTATTACTTCGAAGTACAGTGACGGGCGACCGTTTAGCTGAGGCATAATAGCCATGGAAATATTATCTCTAAATTATGGCGGTAGCAAGGTACTCTATCTATTATCTTTGGGTGCTCATAATGGAAAGATGTATGGAATCGAATTAACTTCGATTCCTACTACGGAAAGAAATGAGATTATTAACAATCTAGCTGCGCTATCGAGCTTTGACCTTAAAAAGAAGGCCAGTTGGTTCAAGACTAAATGTCCAATAAGTTATAAGCAAGGGTTCAGGAGCTTAAACCAATCTCTCATTACGATCATAGCCAAGTATCCTATTTCAAAGCTGAAATCTTAGCGTGCAATCTGACCGTTTCCGCCATGCTTAATGGTTTTATCGCGGTATCGTGTGCTTTTCTTATGTCTGCGTGTCCCATATTTCCCTTTGTGTGGCATTCATTCCAATCCTTTATGCCCAAACCATAATCACCTGGTAAGCTATAAAAGAGCTTAAAACCATGAGGCTCTAAAAGCTCCTTATTCGACAAAATGCTCTTAAGTCCAGCCTTATCGTTATCAGGTGATAAAATCACACCTGATTTTGGTCCGATTATTTTTAACTTATTAATCTGCTTTTCCGTTAGCACTGCGCCCCCTGATGCAACCGTTTGCGCACCGAGCGTGTGCATGTCAAATATCGCTTCGGTAATAATCACATAACTAGCGCATTCTACCTCATCGAAGCCATATAAAAAATCACCCTTCGTCCCTTCTGTGATCGCCACGATATGGCCATTATCATCACGAATTTCGATTGATGGGAAGTTAAATCGCTTATTAAGTCTTGATCTACTCTGCCAATACACTAAGGTATCAAATTCATAATAAGGCCAATATACATCCATTCCTAAGTAGTGTAAATCGGCCTTAGCTATCGATTCATCATCATAACCCCTAGATTTCAACCATTTTTTCAAAGCTAATGCTTGTGTGTCATCGGCTGTGATCAGAGCGCTTACGCCACTAGGCAACGTCACCTCTGCTTTTGATTTTGATCTAACATCCGTCTGCCTATTGTCTGATTTCAGATAATCGCGTAAATCAGCACCATCACCTAATATTTCTCTCACCGCCGCCGCATAACTGCATTTCTTATACAGACGAATAAACTTTATGAACGAGCAATTGCGTTTGTTAGTCTCTGGATTTACCGGGCCAGCCCATTCGTCACCTCGCCAGTCGTGACAGACGCCCTTGCTGGGATTTATGTTAAAATGAAAACCGATATCGTTATTAAGCGGATTATTGATGACAATTTCTTCACCGTTCTTACGAATCTTATGGTCAAAATGTTTGGTAATGTAAGACGTTATTTTATCAGCCGGTATTCTCAAAGCGCTCATATAGTTACAATACTATCGACTCCACATCACTTGTGCTATTATAGACACGACTGCTACCACTAATCCAGAAATGAATCCTAACAAGGCTGCCTTTCCTTTAAGGACTTGTACCTCTAACTGCACCTTAGTAAGCTTTTTATCGATCTCGCCTATACAGTTCTCTAATTGAGAGTCCTCACGTTGTTGTCTTTTTAATAACTCTGACCTAATGTCGGTGATCATTGCACGCACCTTATCGACAGTTTCGTCTTTATGTGTCTGGATCTTCGTTAATAAATCATTTTTTAGTGCATTGCTATCTTCGATGAGGTCTTTTTCGTGGTCAAGACTTACTTGCGTTAATTTATTGACAGCGGTATCTAACCGTTCAAGTTCGGCAAGAACCAATCTGCGGTATTCCGCCCAACTGTCAGACTGATTCTTGGGCGTTGGAGACATAGTACTCTCTACATCATTCTACAGATGGCATATCGCCGGTCTGTCCGTCGGACTGATAGAGCGATTTCGCATGCCACTATATCGCCTAATTTATTCTTTATCTGACAAATTATCTTGGATGGTTTGTCATTATTATCTAAGCAGCGCTTTACTCTCATCCTATCTGCCTCACCGATTAAGTTAAGCAAATGAGTATCATGTAAATCATTTTTATCATATCCTATGACACAGCAAGCGTTGTTAACATGAATTATCTTGCCTTCTTGAATTATCATCATCATATCGGACGATAAATCCCACATGGCCATTAAATCGTCTAGCATTACACCTTGGTCAAGAGTCTCGTTTAATTTCTTTATCTTACCTAGATATCCACTGGAGTCTTTCATATGGACTAAGTTCGCCAAAGCTGATGAGCGTAATATCTCTACAGCCATACTAAGTCCCCATCAAGAAATAGTGAATATAAATTTACGGCTAACTCTTGTCTGACCATTCGGTAAGGTTAATTTTATACTGTATCTATATGTTCCCTTCAGAAATGTCGAGGTATCAAGATCGTATTGGACTACATACGGATTAGATCTATACGATCCTTGACGAATTCCCATCCTACACGGGGCGTTATCGACGATAAGTTCACAATTTTGAGTATCGATTGTAATTGATGGCTTTAAATACGGCATCATTGGATTAACTAAGTTAAAATTATAATCATACAGAGGCAGTGGCATTATGCCGATTTCTAGCGGCCTCACTTCTGGAGAATAAAACTTAATGTCTAACGGCTCAAATCCGAATCTGATAGTCTGTAACTTATCATCACAAAACCAATCATCAGAATATAACCAGAAGCGATGGCAGCATTTTAATAACTGATCAGCATATCGTGGATCGTCTATGTCACAACATTCGGTCAGATCAGTGCCTAGCGAACCGCATGGATTCTCTGAAAAATAATACCACACATCGAAGTATACATCAGGTACTGTAAAATCCTTCGGTACCTCATACACTAAGTGATATCTTCCAGGAAGTGCGACAGTATCTGCTGTCGGCTCAGTGCAGCACGGACCGGCTTCCGCTGGCGTGCTCTCTCTACATAACGGTGAAGGATAAATGTCGCTGCAAGGGTCACTAACTGGTAATGTAGCTACTAAATTGTGTGGTAATACTTGAGTCTTATATATCTCGACATATCTTACTGCATATGGGTCAGTCGCAACACCATTCCTTAAGAAATCGACGTTTAAATCAATTAATTGACCGCGCCGCCCAGCGATCCTAGGATTAGCCGTAGACAGCATGTCACAATTCATATCTGGTCTCCGACTTAAATTATGTTTGTATAAACTTAGATGGATACGACGCTAAGATAACCTAGTATCAACGTCTAGGAACTGACGGCATAGAAGGCATTGAAGGCCTTGGCACAGATGGCATTGATGGCATTGATGGCATCGAAGATCCGGCTTGTGCTTTTTCTCTCTCAGCACGTTCTTTAAATTCACGCTCCAACCGTTTCATATACCATATACGATCTTCAGCTGACATAGCAGCTTGTTCGAATATTGATAGGTTCCCATGGTGCTTGAGTAAAAACATCTGCTCAAGCAATGAATTATAAGCCTTATCGTATTCCTCAACGCTTAGACGGGCGAAAAAAGTTTTCCGTGATCGGTAACTCCACTGTAAATTCTGTTGAGCATTCGGGGCAGGTAACAGTGACAGTAGTATCGATACCAGGAGTGTTATCCTTTAACCAATCTCGCACCGTCGCAGTGTCTTGCGCATGCATCTTATCGACGAATTGTCTGATAGTTAATTGATCAGTGACACCAAAAACGCTGACAATAATCTTGCTCATATTGTCAGTGATAGAATCATCAATCGCCTGAGATTCAGCCTGTCTCTGTTTCCTTGCTTCGAAAGGCGACGCGCCTTTAGTCTTAACGCCACCACCCGGCTTGGCTGTCATCTTCTGCTTCATCTTACGCTTAGCCAAGATATCGTTAGCATCGTATCCTCTTAAAAATCTCACGCCCACCCAGAATTCACGTCCTACTGCCTTGCTCATATAAGGCAAGACGATCCTAAACGGTTCACCACCTGCCTCCGGCTTGCTCCACGTGATAGTACGGGCTAAATCATTTAAATCATAAGTATGCGTCGAAACCGCACCACATGAAGTATTAGGGCATGTCACAGCAAATTCGTAAAAATTACCATGAGTGATGCCTCTAATATAATAAAGAAGAAAAACTCGATCGCCCAACAATAAGTCTACCGGATCAAATCCGTTCGGGAATTTGCAACATTCACGGAATAAATAATCAATCGATTGACCAGATTGTGCTAATCTTTGCGTCGCCAACACCTTTTCTGCGGCTTGACCCATGGCCCGAACCATTACCATCCCATCTGGCCAACCGTAATATAATCCCTTGCTTGGTAAATGGCATTCTTCCCATGGAATTAACTGATCTTCAGACGCTCCAATTAATCTCGTCACTAACTCTTCGTTAGACATACCCGGCGTGATTATACCAGACAAATCGCTGACCGACACATCCATGTGATTTATATCGTCGTCCTTGGTGTCCTTGGGCTGCTCTTCCTTCCTAGGTGTCTTATTAATCGGAGCGCCAGAATTTAAATCAATCTCTTCATTACTAGCCATTTATATTGCCCATCTAGCCAATTTATGTCTCTCTAATTACTCTTATCAATATGCATCACGGTCTTAACCCAAAGACGTCAAAGAAAACGTTTTTTAATTCTTTTAATCCAACAAATTCAGCTGCATAGTCATATGCCAGTGTGATCTCAACAGCCTTTATGTCACTAGATGAATAGGTTAAATCGCCATATTTAATAGACGACGGCCAGCTTGATTCTAGCCTCCAGCCTTGTTCGCCGCCGCCATTTGGAAGATACGATACCAAATCCGTAGTAAATTGGTACTCAGCTGCAGGACGCAGACCATATTGACTCGACCAAACACTTTCGCGCCACCGGCGTACATACTGCAATAAGCCTTCCGTATCATACCATGATAATTTTATATCATCCCATGAAACACTCTTAGCGTATTTATACTCCATCGATCCACCAACATACTTTTCGACATTTACCGTGAATGAAGGCAACGTAGCTTCTTTTAAGTGTATTAATGATGTATTTCTTTCGTTAACATTAGTCAAGATTGAAGGAACATACCAAGTATAATTATAATAATAATTCGCACGACTAGTGGCTTGAGAATTAGCCTTCATCCTATCTGTAAATTCAGCAACCGCAAATCCAGGCATTACTGCACCTCGACTGCTAAATCATAGTTTAAAGTAATCTCGATCTCGCAGACTTCATTAGAACTATAATCAAGATCCGATGGCGTTATCTTCGATATCCAGCAATTATATAGATTATATGAATACACTATATCACCTACACCATTTCCCATTGTCAATACGGCATCTTTCAGATAATCAGATATATTGCCATGCAGATTAGTGCGATGATCGTAAATCGTGTTTGCCCACCACTGATATAATCTACTAGCTATAGAGTCTCGATGCTGAGGCCTTCTTATCCCATCACTCGTGTCTGAAAACGCTTCGTAAAAAGACATTGTGATGGGTGACCAGCTAATCTTACCAGGTCTCGATATTACACTCTGCGCATGGTGCGCTTTGACTATTTCGAATTCAGGCGTCGGCCTACTGCACTTCTTTAAATGTATTAAAATACCAGTATCACGAGTTTCCCGGTCAAATCTTCCACCGATAGCACCACCTACTGGACCGACCCCACCGGGCGCGAGCGGGCCACCGATTATCTCTAGTGACCACCGGTACTTCCTAGCATACTCGGTTTTAGGATCAGGTCCTTCGTATCGATTAGCCTCAGAATAGATTCCATCTGCAAATGAGCCAATATCCTCGTTGCATTGTAAAAATGTCAAATCTACCGGACCTTGGAATCCTGGCACTGTATAATCTCCATATAATACTTGGGCCACAGGTAAACTGTGGCCCTCATGGTCAGTAATTTAATTACAATCACGGGCAGCTAGGACGAGTCGGAATCGGACCCGGAACCGGCAAGCATGCTCTAACTGCCCTATCGTATCTCATCGAGCACTCGATTTCGAGTAACTCATTTCCGCTATAGTCAAGATCTGACCATTTGACTTCAGTAGGCCAGCAACCATACATTACCCAACGTTCGGTTGTCTGCCCAACGCCGTCGACCATGTCAAGCACGCCTTCCTTCTTGTAAAAGCGAGGGTGCGCAACGGCTATAGTATTCATATTCACCACTGTCTCTAGCCAGTGGTAACAGCCACGAGACACATCGGGATTCTGTTCAGAGTCGTACCACTTTAGGCTTACCGCTTCCCATTCCGACTTACCAGCGAGGTACACCTTCTCCTGATTATGGTGTACTTCCGTGGTCTCGACCTTGAATGAAGGTCTAGACGCAGACTTAAGCAACAGCAATTCTGCCGGAGACCAAGCGCTTGAGCCACGACCGAGGGCTTGGAAAACCCATCGGTGGCGCCGCCTAATCTCTACGGTATTGGAAGGCGCATTGGCGCTATATCCGCCACCGATCGCACCGACATTAAATCCAGGCATTTCTATCCCCCTTAGACAGCAGTTGCGCCAGCCACCACGCCACCGGCTGCCAGCACTTCTTCAGCAGAAAAGCTAGCGCCAGTACGAAGCACCACAAGGTTCAGAGCGATAAATTCGACGGCCCGAGTGGGCTTCAAGAAGACCGACACCCAGAGCTCGTTACGATCAATACGCTCAGGAGTGTTGTTAGTCTCATCGCAAACCACACTGAAGGCAGTCAAACCCCTTCTGGACTGAATATCAGACAAGAAGGGCGAGACAGTAGCTCGGACTTGACGCCACAGAGCATTATCATTAGGCTCGAAGACGAAGTTTCTCAGCAACGTCACTAAGTTCTTCTTCACGTACAACATCAACATTCTTACGTTTACCCGATCAAGAGCGGTTGCGCTGCGGCGCAAGGTTCGCTGACCCCAGACAATTATACCGTCTTGCGGGAACTTAACGATCGGATTCACTGCGTTCCCAGACCCGTAAAGTAGGTCTCGCTCACCTTGGGTCGGCGAGTATTCCACATCAAGAGCCGTCAGCAACCTACCACGTCTTAGACCGGCGGGAGCAAACCACTGTTCCGCATCCCGAGCAGTTCTTGAATAGACGGCAGCAACGTGTCCAGAGGGAGGAACCCAGATTTCTTCATTCCTGAATTGATCAAAAACTCTAAGCCAACCCCAGTAGAGAGCTCCGTAGCTGCTATTGATAGCGGAACTGAGATCCGACAACAGCATACCATTATGCCAGTCAATCACTTGTTGAGGCCTTAACCCAAACGGAGGATCGACGAGATAAAGAACATCACCGCGGCTCTCACACATCTGAAGTGCGGTCCCGATCACTGATCCTGTTGAAAATCCGGGAGTAAGCAGCAAGTTAATATCATACGACTCGGGATTTTGGAACGCATAAAGACCGGTGTTAAGAGCCGGACTGCCGATCACAGCTGCATCCAAGCTGCTCGAATAAGCCGGATCAAGCGGAATTCCATTCTCCTGACCATTGAACGACTTATTGTTTATCTGCGATGGCAATCTAACTTCAAAAGTCGTGAGACTCGTGTTGTTATCAAGATACGAGGGACGCTCTTCCCAGTTGATGAACTGATTACCGGCCGTACCACCGTATTTTGAACCGGGATTTAATATGTTCGCAATGTAACGATCGTCGCGCTTGTCAAAACTGACGTCTTCTACCAAGTCAGCGACTGCACCAAACGAATCCTTCACGCTGATGCGGTAACGACCTGCGGCGTCGCCTACGGCATCCGTAAAGATATCAAGACTAACAGTGTAACCGTTGATCCAAGTACCAGCACTTGGCGCTACTAAAAATCCGACTATGTTGCTAAAGTAGGCCGAATCAGCCAAGCATGATGAGCTAGAAGGATCCAATTCGCAAGTATAAGGAGTAGAAGCATCGTTCTCACCTGAAGCTGGTAGCGTTAATCGGTTATCGCTAAATCCCCTATAAGCTCTCTTGTAAGGATAAGCGATGTTTAACGTCTCAGCGAAACGCAAAGAACGCAGATTTGAATAGTTAGCTAATAATAACAATGTAGCGAGCTGATGATCAACATGTGCAACTATTACCACGTGATCAGTACCGCCCGGTACCGTCAGCACAAATGAATCCCAGTAGGTCTGACCAGCGGATATACCGGCTGCATCGATGCTCGCCGCAACCGCACTTGCAGATTGGTCATTTCCGATCGCAATATTAAACTCAAGCGTGACCGTCGCCGCAGACTCAATCACATTCATCTTGATCCGATTATTGGCCGTTGTGATGTCATAAGGACCAACATCGGTGCCAATCAAGAACGATCGTGGGATGTCATACGCATAACGGCTGGTTCCAACGGCGATAGCGAAAGCCGAAGTGCCGGTTAACTGTATGCGCTCTCCAGCGGTAGTGGTGATTATCTGAGGAATAGTCGTATCATCTTCTAACGTGTACTCGATGAATGAGTAATCTTCTCCTGAAATCGCAGCGTTTAACGCAGCCACCAAGGAAGTCACATCCGTATAAGTAGCAGCCGTCAGCGTATATGTGCCACCGTCCACGCCTTCAACAGCGATCGTAAAAGTCCGATTATCTGGTTTAACAGTGAATGTGAACGTGTCGTTTTCGTCTAAGACACCAGCCGACACATTCACTCTGACTGATAATCCATTACCCAAAGAGATGTAATTGCTCACCCCGTCGTCATTGTCATCGACTAAAGTGCCTTCGGCCAACACTTCGCCGTCCGAATTACGGATGATTTCAAAACCAGCACCGTCAACAGAAGCCGCTGCGGATACAGTCGGCGGCGAGGTTATGACCATCACAAATGAATCGTCAATGTCGCCAGTGTATGTGCCAGTAGTGTTAAGCGTGGCGGTGGTTGCACCAAAAGTATTCGAGGCATCCACATCATTATATGTGATGTTATCGACCGATGCGGCTTGGAAAGTGATGGGATTGTCTGCAGACACAGCACGGAGATTAATGCGACCGTAGTCAATACCGGTGAAGAGTGGTATCCTTCCCCAACCGTTGCTGCGCGTACCAGAAGTATCAATGCAAATGTCGGCCAAGGATTCTGCTTGACCTGTCTCGCATTCCACGCCGACGCGCAGTATATAGCATGCGTTACCTTCCTCAAGATAGGAAAGCACGGCATACATCAAGTAACTCTCGGGGAAAGGACTTCCAAATGTGTCAATCGCTTGCTGAGCAGTAGATATTAACGTCGGGACGTTCATCGGCCCCTTTTTGGCAGCTCCGATGAATGCCGGACGCAATGGTCCGACTGAAGACGGAAGAACACTCAGATCGATCTCACGGGGGAAAACCCCTGGGCTCAAGTACACTGGCATATTTGTTGCTCCCGTCTAGACCCTAACCCATGACATATTTTTTCCCAAAGAATCGGACGATTCACGCATCTTCGCTATCGTACACGACTCTGACTAAACCCTTCTTAGTCAAATTCTCGATCTGATCTGATCTCAAATGGCTCTTTAACAGCAAGACGTCCCGGCCGGGCATGATACGCACTTGTTGTTCGCTAGTAAAAAAGTCACCGCCCGGTGTACGGACTTGAAGCGGGATCATCTGCTTAGAATTATTATAGATCCTAACCACATGAGTCTTCTTAGCCATTAGTCACTCCTAGTCCTTCAAATCGGCAATCAAAAGATTACCGACTCGTTCCTTAAACCCTACCACACGCCCTAAAACCATCGGCACTATCTTTTCCGGCAATGGCAACCACGCTTCTGCCGTCGTAGTTAATTCATATCTTACATTTGCATGCTGGTCATGGCCTAACTCCTTGTCGCTCGCATCATTACACCCACCAAATTTCAACTGTACATTCCCAGCAATCTTTCCATCCGACATCCTGAATTCAGCCAAAGGCGAATAACGTAGTAGTAGTTGGTGAACCACATATTCTGCATCACGTTTTCTCTCAGTCCAAATCGTTATCTTATAATTGACATTAAACGGCATTGGCCTATAAACCTTGGCCACTAGGTTACCTCTAGTTGAAAGAAACCGAGTTGACAATGGGTGATACCTAGGACTAAACTTTTCAGGATTAAATTCATGACCTTCTCGACTAATAGCAGCAAGTGGCAACCTAGCGCGTCCCTCCTTGAGATCGTCTGCCCAAATTAATAAACTCTTGTCACCACCCGCAATCTTTACACGCATGAACCGATATGAATCCTTAGTCGGCACTCTGATGCCACTAAAATATTGCTTCATAGCAGAATCTAGTGACCAAAACCCCGGCTGTAAAAATTCTTCCAAGTAACTCGGATATGATTGATAGTCACTACCATCCAGAGGTATTCGACCGCCTTCGGCATGGCTTGATTGCCTTGCCGCCGGTAATTCATTTATTCCAAAAGGTGGTAGAGCAACAGTACCAGGTTGCTTAACTGAAAAGTCACTATTAAAATTATGAATAGTCATCGCAATTTGCTAATTAACTCCCCCTCATCTTTTAACAGAGTCATATATCCATCAACCACGCGCTTCATTTCAGATAATTCTACTTCGTCATTTATATTCTTATTAGCGATCAATTTTAACGATATTGTATCTTGGGCTTCAGTGCGGTCAGCAGCACGAATAGGCACATTTATCTGTTCGGCAAGTTCGACACCTATATTCTTAGCTATTCTTGATACCACCATATTATGTTGCAAACTAAAGACTTTGCGTAGATTATCTGCGCCTTCCATTATACTGACTCCATATATCGACCACCAGACATATCAGGCTCGTCACCTTGCATGTCTTGCTCTGGTCTAACCGTAACATCCGCAGTAAGAGATTCGCACTGACACGTCATATAAAGCCAGATATAACGGTACATGCCAGACGGAGTAGCGTTAACTACCCTAAAATTCTTGGGAGCGATCGGCGTAGAATTATAAGGGACTTGTATGACATCACCCGTCCTAAGCATACGCGGACCTAGGAGGTTATATATTTGTAGATGACTAAAGCTAATCTCCATACGATTAACCGAATCAGCACCCCAAGCCTTTAATTCGATTTCTATCTTGTTTGGCTTGAATGTGCCTTTTATATTATAGGGAGTCCAATATGTTGGGTCCGGATCTTCGTCCCACACGGCATCATAGTCAGCATTATCAGTCCTAGCAAATATCTTCAACTCTGCGCCGCTAATGGCTATCATCTCATCGGCTCTAGCTCTGGCCATTCTGATAATCGCAGCATCCGGATTCCAGATTGCCAATTTATTATTAGCTAAGTCAGCCTCGGTGCGATAGCTTTCTTGTGTCTCAGTAAAATCAGTGTACCCGTTAGGAACACCAAAATCATATATCATATAACACTCCTAGCCAAGAGACCAAGGAGGAACCGGACCCAATACGCCCCCACCGGCTGGAAAAGTCCCTTCAGCTACATATGGGTCAGGTGGGGGTGGTATATTTTCTCTAAAATCTGGCGATGGGCAATATCCCATTCCTATAATATCACACTTATCATACTTTTCCTCGATAGGCAGTTCCGATCCGGGTAAATTCCTAAGCATCTCATAATAGTTAGGATATAGTTCACAAGGGCAATTAATAGGTATAGGAGGCAATACAAACCACTTCTGTCTAACACCCTTATTAAAATTATCGCCATACTTCACATATGACCCAGGTATCGCCGCCAAAGCCTCTGTTAAATCGACAAGAGCATTCTTGCATGCCTTACCAGCTGCCATATAAGCAGATAATGTCCTTGAAGTTAAGGCTGATGTAGGTTCACATCCCGGCACTAAAACCTTGTTACGGCCTCTTACCTCTAATTGATATGAAAATGTGGGCGTACTCATAATCACCACATCACCGGTCCAATTGGTTCACCCAATTGAATAGCTCTGTTAAGTATTTCTTCCTTTACTTTCTCGCCTTCGGAGATTAAATCACCACCATCAAAATTCAGCGTTCCACCATCAGGAGTTGGCATGCCATTTATCTTGCGTCTTGCGGTTCCCACAGCAATCTTGGCCTCAGCCAGCATCATATCATATGCCAGCATTCTGGCTTGAGGGCTTCTAAAATGAGTAATGACCGGCGTGTATAAAACAACCACCGGAAATGCTCCCTTTGGTGTCGGATATAATCTTATGAGTTGATCCTTAGCAGACAATGCGTCTCCCTCTACGGTACTGTTGCCCTCATTTAAGACCTCCCAGTGACCTTCCGTTCCTAAGACTTTCTGGCTAAACTTTCGATAAGCTTGTAATAAATGATAATCGGTCAATATGTTTTGAATGCCTGAAATATTCCCGATATTAAATAAAAAACTCTCAGCGCCAAACACATCGTCTATGCGAGTCGTCACTGGGTCCCAATTCACCGATTGTATCCAATAAGCATCAGCGGGCATTGGATACGTAGATTGTAGAGGAGTAGTGTAGAACATCGATAATTTCTGTTCTCGAGGAAAATAGCCGGCGATGAAATCACCAGCAACCTTCCATATAGTCTCCCACTGATCCTCGGTAATTTCTACATCAACATTTGGATAGCCTAGCTTGCTTAAGACATATTTCTTCATCGGCTCACTACGTAACTTGAGAACCGATGGAAGATCAGTGGGTGCCAAGATAGCCATCTAACACCTCACTGCGGAAAGTGAAACCCTCTATCTCCGTACGTGACACCAGCATAGTCTAATCTGAATATTTTAAAATCATACGCTGCGGGCAATGATGCACCTATAGCAGATGTCATAGCTGTTTTAAGCGATTTGACCTGATTGTCAGTCGCTGACAATGTGGTGACTTCATAGGAATGCTGATTCATTCCTTCGATGACTTCTCCAGCGTGCAATACCATCTTATCGCTATATGTGTAAGCGTTGGCAGTCGCTGAATTATAAAATCCAGTAATCATAGCCAGTGCCGGTTTTTCGCCAAATTGCGGAACTGTGGCTGTGCCATACACTAGTCCACTCATGCCAGCATGGTCGGTACCAGTATATGATCTATGCTGTCCGCCACCGGGTGCCGCAATGCTCAATGTTGATGGCACTAAAGTCTCTAAGCCCTCATAAATATACTGAGATATCTTTTGCATGTCTCGCCATATGGCAAATCGTTTTCTCGGTTTATGATAATCGGGTGAGCCGACCCCAGACCAAGCACCAGGAAAAATCTTTATGTGAGCGGTGAATGGTACCCATCTGCTCATGGCGGTCTCCTTCAGTCTAACTTTGATCTCATGGACATGGATTGGGCCGCACCATAATAGTGCGGCCCAACTTCTGATCCTAATTAATGATCAGACCGAGCGGAGTTCGTCGTGCAGGTCACCAGTCAAACCGACGGCGGTGTTGCTGATGAACTTGTCCTGACCGATCTGGAACGCAAAATCCACATCCGCCATGCTAGTCTGGGCATCGGCAAAAGTGGTAACCGCATTCAGGCCGACCACGATCGGGAAGCCACGGCCTGCGCCGTGTCGGGCTTCACCCATGTAGGGCGACATGTCGGAAACGGTCGTATCGCGAGAAAGGACGGACACTAAGATCTCTTCGGCAGGGACGCTCATGACCAGTGGCCTGAGTCGCTTGATTAAAGCGGCTACAGAGTCCTGCCTCAGAGCCTGCCGATAGGACCGCACTGTCCGGTACACCTTGATATCGGTGTTAGCTGGCTGAGCTGACATGCGTCTATCTCCCAAAGAAATTGAAACACTATCCACGGACTAATTATTTTTGCACAAGAATTATAATTATTCATGCTCAAAATTAATCTATGAAACTGCGCGCAATAGCCGAATCGACGAATAAACCAATGTCGCAAGGTGCAAAATATTTTGAAAGTCTGATATCATACCTAAAAGACAATAAAGATAAACATTTGATAGAATGGCAGAAACTCAATAAATATTTCAAAAAACCGGTCACTAAAACATGGCAGACGACTAAGCACATAATTACCGATCTCATTAAAAAGACAACTAACGAACAAGAGCTGGCAAC